CTTATATATATCCAAGCCGATACCGTGCGGGGCATAATACGGCTCCAAGCCAGCCTGCGCCATTGCGTTAAAACCATGTTGGGTAATAGCAATAGGTCTGGCAGCATATTTGAGCGCCGCCCCCACAATCGGGCTTAGCGGGTCTGTGTCCACTGGCACAAGTGGGTACCACGGCACCGGCATAGACTCTAAAATCGGGCGTGGGTAGACGTAAGGGTCTTTAAATGTAATAATGCAGTCGGCTTGCTCATCTACGGCAAATTGCGCGATGTGCTCATGGGATAGGGGGCTATTAAGCAATCCTAATATCCTAAACCCCTTTAGGCGTTGCTCGATACCCTGATAGTTTGAGGCATAATAAATTACCTCGTGGCCATTGTTGTTAGCGTGCTCAGCAAGCATTACCGCTTGCTGAGCATACGCACTTAAACAGAACGGCGTATCTGTTACTAACAGGATACGCATTAATCGTTGTTACCCACGGCAAAAGCCACTTCGTTAGCGGTGCCGTTAGCGGTTGGCAATGCATACCGCCCACCCAACAGTACGCTGGCTGCTAACGGCTCATCAGCACTTGCGGGGGTAACTTTAAGCATAACGTAACGGTTGCCACTACCAAGATCGGAGGAATGGATACTAAGCACACCTACGCGCCCATCATCCGTACCAGCGGTAAGGGTACCAGTAATAGCATCACCGTCACGATCTGTACTAGCTGTAGTGCCACTAGAGCTACTAGAGCTATTCTCCTCAATCGCGCAAACCACGTTACCACCCATACTAGATGCGGCGTTTACAATAAACGTGGCGTGGCCATATTCGGTAATATCGTAGATCGTAGAATATTGAGCGCTATCGGCATAGGTACCCGCCGCGATCGCGGGCCGGAATGCGACAACACTTTGTAGGTCTTTATTAAAAACAGGCATTATTATCTCTCTCCTTATGCCGTGCCGACGTCGGTCAAAATCTGCACCGAGTCAGGATAGGCCACACCAACGGCAATCCGCATAATAACGCGGTAAGCGATTTGGTCGTACTCCCAGTAACGTTCTTCGGTAAGCTGTAATTCGATGTCTTCACGAATAGCTACCATCACGTCGCGCCAATTCGCCACAATGATTTTATTATCGGATATTTGATTTGTTTGCTTAACAGGTAATCCAAGCAACCGGCCTGGGACTAAGCCTTCGCTAAGCGCTAAGCCTTGCCCGTCGTGCCCCGTCCAGACATAATTGCCTTCGGTATCCTCTAACAAGCGGATAGTCTCGGCCTCGCGGGGATCCATCAACCAACCAGCCTTTTTGCTAGGCTTAACGCCTACCTTGGCCTGGTTCATACGGCGCAGCATACTAGTTAAATCGTTAACGGTAGGCGCTGCGTCACTTAAGCTCGTGCTAATGCCACGGGTGGCTAAACCTACAGGCTCGACCCCGCCAGTACCCTCTAAAATGCCGCGCAACATCTCTTGTTGTAGCGCCGCTGTCATCTCTTCTTGTAAGAAGCTGTCAACATTAACGCTACTATCGGCTAAATACTCGCGTGGCACACGAATCATACTGTACAACTTAACCGCATTCATTTGTTCTAGACCAAAGTCTAGAGCGGTGTCTTCGTCGGTCTCTTGATTCTCACCAACAAAACCGGCACTAATCGGCGTATTAACACGTGGCATGAGTAGTTGGTTGTTAACCATCGGCATACGCCGCGCCCAACTATCGGTCGCACTCTCACTTAAGATCACATTCTCGTCATACAGACCGCCAATAATCTCGCTAGACTGCTCGGCGTCAATCGTGAAGCCGCCGATAGTAAGCGGATTAGAGCCAAGTGCCTTAATAGTCCAGTCCTGGCCATACTTAGACAAATAGCTCTTGTAGGTTGCACGTTTTTGGCGTGCAAGCGTGCTGGCATCTCCGTTACGCGCAGCATACATCGCCCGCACATGGTCAGTAATCGAATAGCGCTTATTACTCTTGATATTAAGGTTAGGTGCGCTATAGGTGCTGCTTGCCGCACTAGTAGCTGTTGGCGCGGTCAAATAAGCCCCATAGAGCGGCGCTGGCATACGGCTCTTAGCACCACGTTTAGCTGTACCCTTAATAATATCATCACCGTCTTCTGTTATCATCTTGTCGTCATACATTTTATTAGCGTCTTCGTCTTCGTCGCTCATCTTATCGGCGTCGGGCATAGCCGCTGGGGCTTCTTCAGCCTGCATACTAGCCGTAAGTTTAAGCATTACATGCTCGGTAAGTGCGCGTAATGCATCCTCTACGGTGTCGCCTGTGACCATGCTAGCAAGGCGTTTAGCCATGTCGGTTAATTCGACTTGTAACTGCTCATCAATGGCCTTGGTATATTCAGGCCCCTCTTTGCCTGCCGCTTTAATATCGGCTTCGATAGCGCTGATCATGCGTTGGATATTAGGCCACAGCGACTTAATAGCGGTTGCATAAGTTTGTGTCCGCTCTAAAGCGCTCATCTCAAGCATATCGCTAAAACGTGGTTTGGGCTGCGGATCGGCTGCCCCGTCCCCGGTGGGGGGCGTTTTTTGTTTGGGATCCATCTCGACCTCTCTTATATTGTGTTTAACTTTACTATTATTGTTAGCGCTATCTGTGCTATATGCTCTCAATAGCATCTCCCAAGCACCTTCAGCGCCAAAATCGCTCTTAATTTGATATATGGCCGTGCCGTGTGGCTCCGCTGGTGTTGCGGTTATGCTAGCGTCTATAATAGGCCATGTAGTAATCTCACTATCCTCAGTGCGTCGGGCTAGGTGGGGCGCTGTCCCAGAAGACCAGAACATATGCCCCGCTGTAATCGCCTCTAACGCTTCCCGTGCCATTGCATTAGTATCTAGCGTGGCCTCTACCCATAGCCCGGTATCATCTTGTCTAATGTCCGTAATCTTGCCTACCAATGTTTTGCGGGTATTTGCCCATTTTGTATCATCAGTGGTAGGCGAGCCTGCGTCATCTACAATACTATGCTCATAGTAAACTGGTATATCAATAGGGTAGACATCACGCATAAAGTCAACACGGGGGGTAAAATATTCACCTTCGCTGTCCCTATCGTTGGGGCTACCCCAGCGCACTAAATAGCCGCCTATGGTGTTTGGTGCGCTGCCTAGTGCCTTGATACCCCCGCCTGGCTTTGGCAACGTGACGGGGCTATCTGCGGCCTGGGTGATACTTTTTATAGCACTATTTGCTATAGCAAACGCGCTAGACTCGTTACCAGTCTCCTCTAGTGCGTTATTAAAGGTTGACACCCACCGTTGGCGCTCATTGTCGCTTAGGCGTTGCACATAATCAGGTAGGCTAGGGCTATCGGTCTGATAAGGCTTTGTATAGCCACCCGCTTTGGCGCTGTCATCCGCCGCCCGCATTTGCTCTACTCTAGCCCGTGCCCACGTTTGGCCTTCGTCACCGCCCCACAGTAGCCAGGGGATATATCCCGCGCTAGGCTCGGCACGGTCGCCCCACCCATCAGCTTGTTTATTAACCTCATGGCGGCTAAAAAAGCTATGCATGGCCTTAACCACGTCGGGGCTTATGTTGTCACGGTTAGAGATGTTGCGCGCCCGTTGGACGCCAACCTCGGTACCGCCGCGCTCGTGCTCTTTGCGCAACTCAAGCCCGCGCTTAGCGTTATCGGCCATTGTTTGGGTAGGTTTAAAATCAATATGCTCGTAACGCACAGGCACAGCCTTAGTGTTGTTGGGTTCAGGCTGTGCTGTGGCATTATATATGTTAATAATGGTCTGGGGGGCTGGTTTTGGCATACATATGCACCTAAATAATAAGTAATAAGTATAATAAGTAAGTTATCCTATTATTATTATAATACATATGTCAAATAGGGCGGGGGGGGGGGTAAAACAAAAAACCCCACACTTGACTGTAGGGCTTTTAGCTTGATCTTGCTTAGATATTTAGTTAGCGAAGTAGGCCAAAAAACTCTTGTAATTGGCCCAAGATGCGTCCTGACTTAAAGCCAGGACTTGTACAAGTAGCTTACGGTATTCCTGCCAAGTGCGTGTTTTTTGGGGACATTCCCACTCTAAATCGTGCTGTCGATTGATATAAACTGTACGCATTTTATTCTCTCCGTAGATGTTTGCTTGCTTGACTATGATACAAGTATAAAGCAAAAAAGCCCCACGGTCAAGTGTGGGGCCATAATAATTTTAAGCTCTAATCTGGTGTTCTAATTTAGAACAGATAGGTGGTGTCGCACGCACCACCTGGCTTGTACTGTTCGCCTTCGCACTCTTTGCAACACTCACATGCGTTCAGGATGCGCATAAGGTATTTGCGTGCGTCCAGTGCTGATGGCTCTTTGTCAAACACGCCAATATAAAAGCTGCTTGCAGGCGCAAACATACCTGTTCTTTTTGGTTCGTCATGGTTTTGGAAGTAGCGCAGCAGATACCAGCGCAAATTCTCATCAAGCGGTACTTTGATAATCGAAGTGCCATCGGGCCATACGCCAGTAGCTACCCACTCTTCCATTTGCGCCGTGCTGCTGAGTGTCCAGCGCACAAAAACCGATGTACTATTTGTCACAGCATTAATTCTTGTAGTTGATGGTAATATAGAGCGCGTATTAACTATTGACCATACCAAGCTCCTTGATGTATTGGATAAAGTAGAGCAGATTTATAGCATGGGAATAAGCAAGGTGGTTATTGCTGATAATCTTCTATTAGCTAATAAGATTAAGGGACATAACCTAACGTTAATGGAATTAATCCAATACGAGCGTATTATTGTGCCATATCGCCTAACTGATGAGTTTACATTAGCATTATTTATTGCCCAAAAGGAGGCATAATGTATCATATTACACCAGAATCACGCCGTATTACATTCGTTGCTACATTTATTACACCAGTATCCCACCATGACCCAGCACAAAAGAATAACTCCAACGTGACAGCGTTTTATCGTCGTAAACAACTTACTGAGCGTGCGCAAGTGCCAGGGTTGGCGCAAGAGCAAGTTAATGCGATTGTTGCACAATTCCCTGTACCGACAAAATTGTCTTCTGTCATTTGCGAACTAACACTCCCACAATATCTAGCCACAATGCTTATGTGGGAGTTTATTAAAGCATATAGCACGGGCGATGGTATCGGGCTTTGTTACTGCTACTCTGTAACAATAAGCTCGGTGATATATATTGCCTGTGGATTTTGCCTCAATATCTACACGTAGGCCGGTTGTGTTGATCTGTGCACAATGCGGGGTCTTCCCCGCTGGAATGGGCATACCATATGTTGGCTGCCCTTTGTGCAGCACACCATAACGTGCGTGCACAAAGACGCTGTTGTACTTCAATGCTTTAGCGCGGGCACCTGCGTCTTTGCTAATCATACCCTTAAGGAACATGCTTGCATATTCCTTGGGGGAGCAGTCTACAAGTGTAGCAGCTTTATTTTGTAACACTGCAACTAGTAAACCTACTATCCGCTCAAATTCTTCTTCATAAGCATTGAGCACGATACTCATTTGCTTTAACGTGATAGCTGGTTCCGGTTTGGGTTCTGCGATCCAGTTGTCGCTGCCATCTTTTGCGGTGTAACTTTTTGTTGTCTGGTTGTACATTTTTATTCGCCTTTATTCGCCTGCCCCCCCGCGCGGGGAGGGTATTCATTCGATGCTAAAAGTATATCATATATTGCCATCGCGTGCAAGCGTTTAGCTAAAATACTCATCTTATGTTCTATTGATTAGAACATGCTGACTTGACACACATGATATGCCATGATATATTAGACGCATCTTTTAGCGTGGGGGATAATACCGGGAGGCCCCCGCGTTACTCTTTTGCATACCGGCAACGTTTGGAGAACTCTATGCATATTTACTATGAGCACGATTTAATCGAAGACGGTCTAAAGCCGTGGGTCGTTACTGATACCGTGAGTTTGTGCCGCGTCACACTCTATAACTTTGATAGTGCATCTAGCGCGTTGTTGCATCTTGCCGAGGTGGGGCATTGGTGTGGCGATTTGCGCACGTTGGATGTAACCGCGCAGCCTGATGGCTCAATCGGCTATGATATGATAGACAAAGACGGTGGCTTTAGTAGTAGTATTATCCACGGTGTAGATTAAAATGGCATTGGAACATACAACAGTAGATGGAATTACCTTTGTAAATGTCACGGGGCACCCTTACGATTTTGGCGACAAAGATAGTATATGGTTTAGTGTTCCCCCCTGTGGCAAACGTTTAGAGGCTGAGGCCACATCAATCGAAGTCGGGCGTGGCCCCGGCGGCGTTAAGTTCTGCTCATCGGCCTTTATCCCCACCCCCTATGGCCGTTCGCTAGTAGACCATATACGGTCGCTGTGGCCCGACGCTATCATCCTGGGTAGTATCCTAGCCGCCCGCGCATACGCGCCGGATGTGGTCGCCGCTATCCCGGTGCCAGGATTCGGGCGTGTGCCTGATTACGCTAAACGGATGCAACCCGATAGGTTTACGATCTTTGAGCCGGTACCGTTGCCACACGCGAAGCCGTAGGCGTTAGAACACGAATAGAACACCAGATTAAAAAATAACCCCGCGCTTGTATAATGTGCGGGGTTTTGCTATACTAGTATCATAGTCAAGTAAAAATCAACCCAACGAGGAGCTAAAAACATGCCACTTATCAAAGAGCACGGTAGGATGCAAGATAAATATGGGCAATGGCTTAATAAATGGCGCTTTACATGCTACGAAGGCCATGTTTACTATATCGAGCGCGATGGCAACCAATGGCTTATGCATCATGCTAACATTCAGCCTAGTAAGACATTCGCCACATTTGACGACGCCTATAACGAATTGTGCTATACTGTGTACGTGTATCATTTTGAGACACAACACGTTATAGAACGCGGCGTTAAAAAACAGGTTGCGAGGTTATTTGATAAGGCTAAGCGGGTGGTTTATGCGCGGTTAGCCAACTATTACAACACCGGGCGCGCGGCGCACATCTACACGCTAATCTATGCCGACAATAGCCGTATTACGGTTAAGGTCATTGGTACTAGTGGCAAATCGGCGCTTATCGATATGACGCTATACGGGCGCGAAGTGCTGGCAGATGCTTGGCGATACCAAGAATTGTGTTACAGGGGGACATGGGGGCCGGGCTGTATTATTACCGTATTCCAACCCGCCGCCCGCTGCCCCGCAGGCTTAGAGCCATTTAGTTTTGCTGGTGATACACGCACCCCCTAAAAATTAGGGGGCACAAAGCCCCCTAAACGTGCTATACTAGTATCATAGTCAAGCAAGGAATAATCTAACGAGGAGTTAAACTCATGTTCAACAGTAAACCGCAAGTCAATTTAACCCAATACCTGCCCCAAGATGACCGCCGCGCTTACGTTATGAGCAAATACGGTCGCCAGACAGCATACCCCACAAACATTACAGCCGAGGATATACGCAACGCCCGCGCCGCCGCCCTCCGTACAATGGAAGCCATGCATAAGTTTACCGTATACCCCGAAGCCACATGGGCTTATCTGGCGCATCGGATCACCATGACCGAACTCTTAGCGATTGTCAACCAATAACCAAATAATAAAAAGGGGGCGGGCAATAAAGCCTAGCCCCCAAAACACACAAGGAGAACTAAACATGAAGAACGCAAATGGCCAAACTATCCAAGTCGAGAACCTTACACACATGACTTATAATTTGCACGCAACGCCGCAACAACCAAATGTCTGGCGCGTGCAGGATATACGTACCGGCAAGGTAGTATTTGGTGTAGCTACCTACCGACCTGGGCAATATCAATATAAAAACTGGTTTGGCCCATTCTATGGCACGGCATCAGTTTACAAAAGCGAGACCGCAGCGCGGGCCTGCGCCCGCCGAATGTTTGGCTACTCAAAAATCGGTAACGCACGGTTTTTAGTGGAAGGCGTTCGATCGCCCTATAAATGCCTGTAGCCACACACCAAGCCCCGGTATCCCGCCGGGGCTTTTATCTTTACACTAGCAGTGGGCTTAGGTGTTTAATACACCAGCCTTTACGAATAGGTTACGGTTGCCTTGCACCCATCTTACTAGCCTGTCTACCCCCACATCAGGTGCCACAGTAGGCTCCCACCCTAAATCACGCTTAGCCTTGCGGATGTCACTTACATATATCTTTTGGTCGGATGGTCTAGCCGCCGAGTTTGCCGCCGGGATAACCTTACCGAGTTTTTTGCTTAATAACTCAAGCAACTGCAAAACCGATAGGGTATTATGCCAACCGCCCCCGATGTTGTATGTCTGGCCTGCAGCCTTATCGATATTCTCGACCGCCGCCCAATACGCGGCTACTAAATCCTCAACCCAAAGCACATCGCGCTTTTGTAACCCACTACCAAACACAGTAATAGGTAAATCATACACCGCCGCGATCGTTAGCCAGGCTAGCCAACCTTGCGCCTCCGCACCATACTGATACGGCCCATAGATGCAACTTTGACGCATATCCACCGCTCTAATACCGTAAGACTGCGCAAAATCTAGCACGTATTGCCCACCGCAAGCTTTAGATACCCCGTAGGGTGTAGCGGGGTCTAGGGGTTGCAATTCGCTAATAGCCTCCTCTAGCGGATTGGCCGCGCCTTGCTTCCAATAGTAGTTACCCAGTCTAGCACGCTCTACAGGCCAATCTAACGCACCATAGACCTTATTTGTACTAGCATAGATAAACGGCACCTCCGGCGCGATCTGGCGTAAGTGATTGAGAATATTAAACGTCCCCCAGGCGTTTTGTTCGAAGTCTTGTTCTGGATATACTAAAGAGGTAGTTACCGCCGTTTGAGCCGCCAAATGGAACACCGCATAGCATCGGCTCCCATACGCCTCTAGAAGGCGCTTTACATCGTGCTTAGAGCGTATATCACCCTTTACAAGCTGGCCTCTATCGGCAGCGCGGTGTAACTCGCCTACGTTATGTTGGTGTGGTAATATGGCGTTTAGGTTATTATCGGAACCGGCACGTGATAGATTATCGAATATGATTACACGGTACCCCTTTTTAATAGCTGATAACGCCAGGTTGGTACCTATAAAGCCTGCCCCGCCGGTAATTATTACGTTATCTTTTATCAAGCATCACGCTCCTTATCTGTGCTAATATTGTGTACATACCCCGTGCTTACTACTGTGATAACGTCGGGGTTAACGCTCATCACCCAACGATCTTGCCCTGTTGGCATATCGCTAGTGTACCAGTCTACGTATCCGTTAACGCCTAGGGTAGGCGCATGATTGATAGTATGCCCAGCCTTAACACGCATAATAACAATAAATTCACCTGTAGATGGTAATGCGTCTGGCTCATATACCGCCGTTAGCTTAACAAATACACTTGTCATACCATCGGTGTTAGTGGCCACCCATTCGCTACCGTTATCTAGCAGCCGCCAATCATAGCCTCCCCATGCCACGCTTGCATCCTCACCGGCACGCAGGCGTAATATGTCCCCGTTATCTAATAGCCTAGTGACATTACCGCCGGTAATAGCGGGTGACGATCTTGCATATAGCTTAGGGACTACAACAACCCCCGTATAAGCGATTATATTACTCAAACGCTACCCCTTTATGCAAAATAGCTAACTCATCAGGCGAGTAATGGTGCGCTAGCGCCTCATAGCGTTGTTGTAGCAGATTATTAGCATAAGTGTATAATGCTATATCCATTTGGTTGTAAGATGCTATGTAGCTTAACGTCTCACTATCTAGCGCATGATATATGTTAGGTGCCTTATTAATATGACCTATGGCTAGTGTCGGTTGGCGCATGACAGCACGCAATAGGACAGTACTTTGTGGCAAACGCTCTAAGACGCCAACCCAAAGCGCGCTATCTAGTACCGACTTAGCCACGCCTAGCATATCGTCATCAGTCTCCACCCGCGCTAAAGCACCGTCGGGGGTAAACGCTACCCTAGATGCTAGGAATCGGGTCATGTGGTTAGAGCACATACCAGCATAGACGCTCTTAGATAAAAACGTCTTAATATCCATCGTACTAGCGTCGGGATGTGCTGCGTCATTAGCCTGTGTACGCATCCACTGATATTGTGAGTGTGCACGGCTAATAGGCTCTCTAAGCATGGTGATGTATTGCGCGCCGGGCCACCCCGCCGCTATGCTCGGCGGGTAATGGCCATGTGCCAAGCGATAGCCACGCAGACTATTTATTAAGCCTAGCGTCATGGTGCGATTACCACTCGATATAGCACGATGATCGAATAGCTTACTTAGCGCATAGAGGACGCTATTACCACCAGCCTTATGAATATGGCTAAAAAGTAACGGTTTTGTGCTATCGTAGCATCTCATATACCCGCCTCTAACTCTATATAGTAATCAGAGTAACTAAATGGCGTAATGAGCGACGTAGGCGTTTGGGCATTTGGCCATAGTTGCGCATTGTAGCCCGCTTTAAGCGCAGCCTCTACACGCGCCTCGGCAGCGTCACACGGCACGGTACCGACAACGACACGGGTTTTGTTAAGTATATCTAAAGCACCGTCGTTAATCTCATCCTTGTTGCCGTGCAACCAGTGCAACAAAGATAACCCATCACCGTCTACCTGTAAAAGGTCGATACGAGGCCACTCTAATAGTGTTGTTAGCGCCGTAATACCAGCATTGCTTCTTAGTGATAAATAGACCCCAGGCTTATGCCGTAAATTTAAGGCCAGCCGCTCTTTAGTCCCTACTTGTATAATACTTAATCGCGGGTTTATATACTTGTAATACAACGCCGAAGCACCGTAGTTGCCCGCATTATCGTTAATGACAGCATACTCTAGCCGCGCCGTGTCTATTTGTGACATGTAGCCACGACCGGCGACCGCATCGGCGACCACCCTAGACCGTTGGTTGTTTTGATTATCACTGTCAAGCCACAGCCCACCCCACGGCGTGTTGTAGTAAGTATACTGATAATGCGTAACGTCAAGGATCCCCGCCTTTATGAGTGTATCAACTATGCTGGTGCCCTCATAGTGTGCTACGCTGGGCTGTGCCTCAAACCATGCTGCTAGTTCGTTTTTGTGGATTGAGTGGTTATAACAAGGCCACTCTTTTATGCCGGGCGGGACATCACACCATGCCCCTGTAATAATTGGGCGTGCCACATTGACATAACCCATTAGTCAGCCTCCATATAGCCTGCATCGATTAGCATTTGGTATGCAGCTGCAAAACGTGCACGCCCAAACCCTTGCAGGCTATCCATTAAGCGCGGCGACACGGCTGGGCTAGTACGCTGCGCCTCTTGCAAATAGCGCTTAATAGTATACACGCTAACACCTAAATTATTAGCAATACCTTCTATTGTCATACCTTCCCCATGCAACCGTACAGCCTCGGTGCATCGTTCCGCCCGTGCTTGCGCTAGCTGGTTTTTGTTAGGGCCGCCCTGCGCCGCACGCTTATACTCGTTAATGGTTGATTTAGCCAAGCCTAGCTCTTTGCTAATTTGCTCGGTAGTAAGACCCTGCTCACATAGCATTAGTATGTTACTAGTGTGCTGCGCACGTTTACCCATAACTAACTAACTCCTTTAATTCGTTATCGCGCTCAATAACCTCTTTGATAACATGCATATATTGCGTTACCATGTTGTCTAAATCGTGGCCATTATTATACCACATTTTAACCTCGCTAGCCGCCTCGCCTAGCTGGTCTGGGTAGCGATACCACACCAATAGTTGGCTAGCGATAGCGTTTATCTCAGGATCGGGGTGTAGCCAACCGTCGGGCAACGGAACCACTTTGCCCGTGCTATGTGGCACTTTGTAGCATACGTTATCGGGATAGCCACGCCACGCCGGGACATCACTAATAATGCACGGTCTGCCTGCAGACATAAAGCGGCTAATAGCGGCGCTGGTGGCTCCCATATCATCGGTGCGCAACTGCACCCCCACGTCGCACGCGGCTACTAGCGTCTCAAATCCTTCTGATATAGTCCGCATACCGGTATAGGATACATTACCCTTAATATCATCAGTTAAGGCTAGTAACTCTTGCCGGTATTGTTCGTCGTTGTGCGGCCCGACCAATAGTAATAAACTATCAGGGGCGTATTTTAATAGCACCTTAAACGCCTCAATCAGCACCTTATAGCGCTTATTGCGGCTTATATGCCCAACAGCCCCGACAACGAATTTAAACCGCTCTAACGGCCTATGTAGCGCCCTAGCGGCCTCTTTTGTATGTAGATTAGGACGGGTTGCCGCCTCTACGATATGCACGGGCGGTAAACGGTACGCATCACCATATGCGGCTACAATATCAGCACCTGCACTGTCGTTATGTACAATTAGCGCGTCTGAATTAATCAGCACATTGTCTAGCAGTGGATTTTGTTTAATCCAACGATTTAATAGCGCGTTATCACCTGTTAGGTAGGCATCTAGCGCCGCGTCAAACGTCTCCAGCGTATCGTCGTCAAACCCCGGCGGATACAGGCCCGCTATAATCTCCCTAGCATCATCAAGCGTACCGCGTTTAGCGTGTACGTTAATAAATGTTGGCGACCACGGCACATCATGTATAACCGTAATCGTAGGCGTGCTTAGGCGTTGCATCTCGTGGTACATATACCAATGTGCCGGGTTATTGCCAAACTGTATAATATTTGCATCATATGGCTTAATAGCCGCTTTGCGACGGTAAGCGCCGTAGTGATGGATACGGGCACGAAGCCCGTCTATCACATACGTCTCCGGCGTATACCCGTCGTCTAGGAATAAATCTAACTCTACCCCGCGATCTATCATAGCTTGCGCTAATTCAAACGTATAGTCGCTAATACCTGACGGTACAGGCGGGAGCGGAGAATACATTGCTATGCGCTGGTTAAAACGGGATGCCATCGTTATACCTCTCAATCGCGCTATCTAACGCAGCCGCTATAGAGGCTGCAAGGTTTTGCTTGTTAAATTTTGCGACGTGCTGCTTGCCGCGCTGTCCCATATCCTCTAATGTGCTAGCTGGCATGGTCAAAAACTCAATTGCGGCCTCTTGGAAGTTACCAAGCTCGCTGGGGGTATCATGCTCAAAATAGCGAGCAACGTCCCCGCCTGCTTCTGGCAACGAAGCCGCATTAGCAATTAAGCATGGCAGACCGCAAGCCAGCGCCTCCGCCACTGGAATACCGAAGCCCTCATACTCGCTAGCATGTATGTACCCCCACGCAGAGTGGTACAACGCATTTAGTTGCGCGTCGGTAATATGACCCGTAAAGTGCACATTAGCGCCAACCTCGGCGGCTAGTCTCGATAGCTGCTCAATTTGGAACTTAGATAGGTCACACACAACGATAAGAGGATAGCGGTTTTTAATCTCATCAGGCAACATACCGCATTGCTCTATTAACCACTCTAGCCGCTTATGGATACCTAGCCCCGATACTGTAAGCAACCAGTTACCGGCTGGCAAACCCAAGGCTTCTAAATCGGTAGTATCGGGGTCTCCCTTAACCATATTACGCACAACGGGGTAGGCAATGTGCCCCCTCGCCGTATCAAAGCCAATATTATAAGCATCGTTGGCGGCGCTGTCTGATATATATACTTGTGCGTCGGCATGTTTAGCAAATAGCACACCGAGATAGTAGTCTTTACCGGGATTAAAGGCTGCTTTGTAAATGTTGGGGATTAGATCGTACCAGATAACCACGCTAGGCATATCTACATTTAAAAATGTCTCATTCTGGTAGTGAGGCGCCGGCGCGGTGTTTAGGTACACGTCGGCCTTAATGCCAGCTAATGCGCGGTTAAACTGCGCTTGATAAGCTAGCCTATTACTATCGTTTATTACACCCACATTCACAGGTGGTACCGCAGCTATCTGTAGCTTATCATACAGGTGTCCGATGTATGGTGATAAATCTGTATCGCGTTCAATTAGCACAATGTACTCATTGTGTGGCGCGTATTCTACCAGCGCCTCAATAACAGCCCATGAGTATTGCCCGATACCGCGCTCGGTTATGGTACGCCCCGCCTTAGCCCACCGGCAATCTATGATTACCCGTTTAGGCTTATGTGTCTCAATCATTTGTACCACCCTCTAGATATTCAGTTAGCGATTTATCAACCGCTTTAGTATACTCGCGTGCTAAAACTGGGTTATAGCGTTCTATTAAACCAACTAGTGGCAACCAATTACCCGCGTGATATTGCGCTTGCTCATCCGCCCCGCCTATGACGTATTTAGCATATTTAATAGCAGTGCCATAGAGCAAGGTTACAGCGCCGCTAACAGCATTAGCCGCCACTTCGACAACGTAAGTAAGCGACTTTATAAGTGTATTAGAGCGCCTATAAAATCCTCTAATATCGAGTACCTTAATCGTGTTTTGTGTCTTTATGCTACGCACCTGTTTATAGCCGATGCGATAGCCTGGCAACACATTACTAGACTTCTCACCTTTAGCAATTGCGTGCACGGTGTACCACCACCACCGTTTTTGCTTGGCTGTTGCCCACCGTGACATCGGTATAGGCCGCCTATCTGGCGGATAGGCAACCCCCTTTGCCACATCGTCTAGCGCTACCCCCACAGCATTAGCAGCCCGTGTTAGTATAACCCCTTGCATAGCACGAGGTAGGCGCTCTAAACGTGCTGTAAGCTCCTCATATTCACTTAAATCAACTTGTACTTGTGCCATCGCTACCCTCCGGTTGCGTTGGCGCAGGCGGTAATATCGCAGGTGAAGCGCCCGGTTCGTAGACCCATGATACAAACTTTGCTGTATGCGCTTCATCAATAGGCTTATCAGTCTCTGCCGCCGACTTGCGTTGTGCTTTTATTGTAAATGGCCCCCGCGTGTATACATCATAATTAGCCGCCGCCTCTAGCGCGGTCTCTATTCTAGCCTGCGAGTTTTTGCCTTTACTAGCGTACAATGCGCCTAACGCATACTCGCAGCCAGACCCAATAGCTGCCATACCGCTTGCCGGCTCTAAAATCGCATAATCTTCAGCCATGTAATAGAGACGATGATTATAGGCAATTAGTAGCTGGCACAACCCATGCTCGCCTTGCATGTCACTATTCTCGGTGGCTAGCATATTACGCAACGAACCCGCTAAAGCGGATATTAGGAAGTCTAAATCGGTCTCGTAGTTGTGCCGCTTACTTGCTACGGATAGCCAGCTATAGTTATGCTTAATGAGTTGGATAACCGATAGGTTCCCAGCGCCTGCTAGGATTAAACCGTCATATACAAGTATCTTAGGATTATCCACCACATATTGCACGGTGCTAACTTGTACACCACTATCAGCCCCGATATATACCCCGTTCTTATCGGCTAAGCCTACAACTGTAGTCATCCATCCCCCTTATCCTCATTACATATACGTAAAACATTAGTGGTATTGTTCGGTGTCGTATCTTGCTCCAAGTTAATTGTATCCTCATCCTCATATACATCTGGTATCTTGTAAAGCCCAGCGCGGACAAATGCGGCTTCAATCACAGCCACGGCAAAACGCGCCCCGGCGTCAAACTCATCAGCACCAGCCGCTTTTGCCGACTCCTTAGCGCGGGTGTATTGCTTTAGTCTTGCGTCACCAAAAACCTCAACGAATAAGCCGCGCATCTGTCCCCTCCGTTTTAGCAATATCCGTCATAATCTTTAGTATGCGTGCTGTCAGTGCGCCCCCGTCTTGGTTAAACCCGTCTTTGTACAACTCTCTAGCGTTAAATAGATTCATCGCCATCACCCATATCATTAATACAAATCCATAATAGGTTAATCAGACATGCGATAGGGCAACCTACTAAAATAACAAGCGCGTTGGTAGAAGCGGCTGATAATAGTTGTGCTGCCATAACACCAACTAATGCCGCCACAACACTTACAATTACCGTTGTTAATGGTTGCGTTCGCCACAGTTTTAAATAGCCGCTTCTCATTAGATTCTTTTTAAAGTTTGGCATGATCTACCTCTACCCCCTTAGCCATCGCCTCTAGCACACTAATTGTCATATGTGCATCTTGTGTAGCGTCGTGCGCTTCGCGTGGCTCAATCCCTAACGCCCTACAAGCAGCCTCTAAGCTATGCCAGCGCCAGCGCTGCAGTTCCTTTTGCCATACGCCCGCATAGGCGGCAAACATCTCCATAATACAGATCGTGTTAAGTGGTTTGTCATAGCCTGACTGTATTAACATCTTGTTATCAAACGCGGCATTGTAAGCCACTAGTTGCGCACCCTCAAAAGCACGCTTGATAGCTTGTGCCACCATACCCCAACTAGGTTTACTCTTAAGTGCTTCGTATGTAATCCCGTGCACATCACTAGCTGATTTAGTGCCTAATACCGGCTTCATCATCCGGCTACCTAATACCTTGCCGGGGTTAATAAGCTGCTCTAAGACAACATTATGCCCATTGTCCACAACACCGATCTGTACAATAACGTCGTCACGCGCCAAGCCGGTTGTCTCGGTGTCGAAGGCCACAATCCGCTTGCCGCTCTCTTTGTTAGCTGTCTCCCATAACGCCTTAGCCCGCTTATGCATACACATATGTGCTACTTGTCTGTCAATATCCAGTATATTGGGGATATGCATTATAAATGAATTATCGCAGTCGATACCCAATGTCGTAAGAACCTTATAGCCACGTTCGTTAGTAGCATATGTTACCGGCACGCCTGGCGCTAATGCTATAGCGCCGCCAAATACCATATGCTGCAATTCATTACGCAGGCGCTCCGGCATTTGGGCGACTTGACGCTCAAAAATATTAATCGTAGCCCCGTCATCCATCACGCAACGCCACATAGTTTTACCGCTCTTTGTCTCATCACACCCGATGCGTAATAAAAGCGCCTCGGTATCCACCTTACTTATATCCTCTCTATCACCCCGGTTAGCATATGTCTTAAATCCGCCGGGGTGCCTCTTAGCGAGTTTGTTTAAATTATAACGCATGATGTCACTTAAATCAAGGTCGAGCTGATATGCTAGCACCGATAGATACCATAACACGTCGCCTAGCTCATCTAGATAAGCATTAGACCCCGGTGTCTTGTCATGGTACAATTGTTTTTTAGCGATATTAGCCACTTCGCCTACTTCGCCCGTCAAGCCTAGTATCCAATTAACTATATCCGCATCGGTGTTAGCTGTGCTTAACGCCTGTCGTTGGTATTCGTTAGCGTCCATATATATACCTCCCGGTTATTATTAAAGGGCTTGCGGCCCTCAACCACCTACAGAAGACTACCCAACCATGCCGCCAAAAGGGTTAATGGAATTATGAAGCACATAATAGCGGCCATACAAACATAGATAAATCCCACGCACCAGATAACCGCGTCTTCAGCAGCTAAGTAATTATCTGTGTCGTCTAGCATGAGCCATAACAGTACCAACATAGGCCACGCTGGGATTAGGCCAACAAAGCGAACAATATCACGGAGTCGATATAACCAGCCCTTGTGATAGTCCTTAACAAACTGTATCGGCAAATCAGACATTACACACACCCCTTAACTTGAGATAATCGGATATGGCCAGCACACAAACCACGCCGGGTATCACCACAAAGCCCATGACTAGGACACCCACAACGCTTAAAGCTCCCATTGTCATTGTAGGAACCCGCCTGCAGTCTCATCACCCCATATTACTGTGATAGTAACACCTGTGATGGTCTTACCCTCGTCTGTTGTATAGAATGTTATATCTACTTCGTCACTCATATTAGCCATACCGCTAATGTAGTCTATAAGCGTTGCACGCTCATCTTCGCTTAGTGTAGTCTCTTGCCCGTTTAATAGCTTGTTAATAACATCATTCGCATTTAGGTTATCCAAATCAAGCCCCCCCCTATAGCGTTTTGTTTAATAGTACACGTGTAATGGTTAACTCTACCTCGTCGTTATGTTCATAACCCCAATAAATATCTTCGTTGTACATGTCCCACTCCGGCATATCATCGCATCCCGACCAAACACGCCCTGCCTGCTTAGCTAGCTCAATATCGGTATAGACGCCTATCATATGCCCGCGCCCCTCATAACGATACTCCAAAACGTAAACGAACATCGCACCGCACCTTATACGCTATCTTGCACTAATATTAAATCTTCTATCGCCTGGCTAATATCCTTGCCATCTATCTCATTACCTAGACTAGTCCACCCAACGCGCCGCTGGCGTGCAAATAACTCTACCTTGCTAGCGTTAGGCCACAACTTATCAATTCTGTCATAGGCTTCTAGGGGCTTTTTAGAGTGCCTAGCAATGGGCGCAACAAGCGGGGCTAGTAATGTACCGTTGTCATCCGCTATCAGTTGCCTAACCCCTTTATTGTGCCTCGTTAGGGGCTTGCCGTGCGTAAACAGCAGGCACGGCTCCGAATTAGCCCGCGTGTAGTGTCCTAATCCTATATGCCAAGTTGCGTTTGTAGATGTGCGCTTAAGCCAATCGAAGGCACACGTTTTATATGCAAAGCCCCACGCCGCCCCCACCTCTAACGCCTCTACTAGATTAGGCCACGTTACCCACATCAGTAATACACTGTTAGGGTTAGCTAGCCGTGCCACTGGTACGAGCTTAAGCGCCTCTAGGCTCATGGTGCTATAGTGTTGCTCCGCGCTACGCCCTGTGCCTTTATCAGACCATACGCGATAAAGCCAGGGTGGATCCGCATAGATAATATCATACATTAGACAGCCTGTTTTGCTTAGATACCATATTCCCTTATAATAACACAAACACATACGGGATGCAAACGCTAAAACGTGCGGATATAGTAGTAGCCCTTAACTATAGACATATGTGGCTAATTCTATTAGCCTTTAGCCCCTACGATTCGGTTGGTAATGCATTGAGTAAAGCCAGACCATCTATACAGTGTACGCTATCCGGTGTTAGTTGTAGCATCATTTACCTACCTTCATAACTCGTGATAAGTTCTATTATGTTTACCTAATCCGCATCTAGCATGGTATCCTCTACCCACTCAAAGTATTCTAGTATGCGCTTAATAATCCCTTTGGCCTTGCGCTTACCGAATGTGCGTTCTACCCACTCTTCGGGCATAGCGGCGTTTTTACTTAAGTTACATTCAGAGCACGTCGGTAACATGTTCTCCGGTACCGTGCCGGGGTTGTCTTCGCCCGCGTATGAGATGGGAATATAGTGATCCATGTGTGGCACGACATCGCCAAATAAATCAGCTAACGGCTCCCCACAATAAGCGCAGCGCCCATGCCAATAGTCTAGTGCCCGCTGGCTGTCTTCGGTGCCCCACGCAAACGGTAGGCCGTGGTTTTTAGCGCGACGTGCCCGCCTGTATTCCCGGTGACGTTCCCGGTATTCCGGGTCATTGGCCCAGCGTTCCCGCTTGTATTCCCGCTTACGTTCCCGGTATTCCGGGTCATTGGCATAGCGCACCCGCTCGCGTTCCCGCTTGCGTTCCCGGTATTCTGGGTCATTGGCATAGCGTTCCCGCTCGCGTTCCCGGTATTCCGGGTCATTGGCCCGGCGTTCCCGATTACGTTCCCGCTTGCGTTCCTGGTATTCCGGGTCATTGGCATAGCGCACCCGGTTGTATTCTCGATTGCGTTCCCGCTTGCGTTCCTGGTATTCCGGGTCATTGGCGTAACGTTCCCGCTCGTATTCGCGGGTACATTCCTTACAATAAGACCCACAGCCATCACTACAGGCTGCCTGCCGATAAAATTCACTTAACGGCTTCTCTTTACCGCACTTTGCGCATACCTTAGTTGTCTCACACATATCACACCTATTCTGCTATTACTCTTATCATTTGCTTACCTATATATTCCGTGTAAGCGGGCGGTATTGCTTGCGCTAGCTCGTCGCGTGCTTGCATCCAATCTATGGCCATAGCCTTAGCCCCGTCGGCGCGGCTAAAATTATGGCCAGCTACGCAAATATAAGTAGCCCCCGCACTAAAAGACGAATACCCACGGCTTACGTTAGTGTATGCGTCTTTGGGGCGCGGTGGCATCGGGGGAGATAGTAGCCAAGGGTTAGTCTCGAACCATCGTTCTCTAAGCACACGAAGCCCAAACATATCACCGCGCAACTTAACCGGATTTACAAGCGGCGATCCTGGCACATTCTCGATAACATACGGCTTACCCGTGGCACGTAACGCCGCACGTGTTGCACCTATTAAGTCGGGGTAGCTCTTACTTTTGCCGTGTATGTGGCATGTGATAGAGTACGCTTGGCATGGTGGGCTAGCGTGTATCATGTCGAATGTGTGCCCATGCTTGCTAACATACTCTAGCGCGTCACCTAATACAAACGTAAAAGGGTAATTAGGCTGCGGGGCGATGTCCACCCCCACAACCTCAGCAAACCCCGCCCGATGGTAGCCGACAGCACAGCCGCCAGCACAGCCGCCAGCCCCGCAAAACAAGTCAAGTAACCGTAATCCACCCATTATGGCTTGTTTAACCCCGTCCAACCCGGCTTGCCCGGCGGGGTTGGCGGATCGGGGCACTCATCCGGCGCTAAAAATCCACCGCCAGACTCGGCTTCGCCCACCGCCATAAAATGCACCCCGCGCTCGCCACGCTCTACCAGATACAAGCGGCTGCCAAGCCGGATATAAAAGTACTTTGCACCGTCACACTCAAAATGCCCAAACGGCTTGCTACTCATTAGTGCCCTCCACCTCTATTAATCTCAATTGCCCCGCATCCTCCAGCGCCTTACGCCGATTTGCCGCCCGACTGTGGGCATGGTGTTCTCTATCATGGCTAAGGTGGCAACGTTGGCACAAAGCACGTAGGTTTTTGGGGGTGTTGTTGGTCTTGTCGTGGTCAATATGTGCCACGGTTAGAATCACTTTAGAGCCGGTGTCGGGGTGTGGTTCGTAATTCACAGCCCCGCACCACTCGCACCGGTTGCCCGCTATCACAAAACGCATAACGCGGCTAAACGTGCGCCAGTCCCTACAGTATTGGCTATAATCAATCGGCATTATTACCGCCGCTATAATCGAATGGGGGCGGGTTAGCCCCGTCAATAATGGCTTGGTAGCGGGTTTGTATATCATCGAAGCTAGGCCGATAATAAACACCTGTGCGCATTTGCTGTATATCGAATAGTAGGTTATCATGCTCGTTACTTGGTAACGTGCGTAATAACATATCTATCACCGCTAATTCTTCGCACGATAGCCAGCCCATAGAGGCACGCCCCCACAACATAGCCGCCGTGTATACGTTGCTATCGCCTAGATAGCCAACCCGATCGGGCCATAGTTCCCGTGCCTTTTTAGTTGCCTTCTTACTCATCATCCCCTCCTGGGTAACTATCTTGTAACACTTTTAGTACCAAGTTATATACCATGTCATAAGCCTGATATGCTGGGCTAGCCATTACAGCCGCCTCATACCCTTCAGGGTCTAACCGCTCCGACACATCAAGCGCCGCGTATGCCTCCATACGCATCTTATTTACTGTAGATAGCGCGTCACAAACCCGCGTTACTAGCGCATTGTATGATGCACTTTGCTCTACCATCATATCGCTTGCTACCCCCGCCGCACACTCGGCACCGGCGGCAAAGCTAGGCCCATCGGCGCTGGTTATTTGCATCTTGTCTAAAATCCGGCTTTGTATCCGCCGCTTTTGCCGCCAGACGCGCTGGTATTCACGATGGCAAGCGCGACAGTATGCATATAGCTTACCATCCGCCGCCCGCGTTACGTGGTAATCGGTAAGCGGCAAGACTTCCCCGCACCGTGCACACTGTTTTTTATCATCCATAGTTAACATCCTCATTCATTACGCTCCGCCAGATTATGCGCAAGCGCCGCTAGCACATCCTCGGCGGCACGCTCTACTACCGTAAAATCCAAAACCCACACCCTAGGGTTATCAACCCATCGCACACCAGCGCGGTTGTTAATCATATCCCAATAGCTTTTAAACTCGTCAACACCGGCAAAGCCCTCGGCTTGCGCGTCTTGCTGTGTGATGTCTTGCAAGTGTTCTAAGCGGATGGCATCTAGACGGATACGTGCCACGCCTGGCTTACCCCGCCCCGGCTGGAGTGCGTAGTCAGATTTAACAGCCCGATGCATACGGGTTTTGCCAGACTTAGTTACGCGACGAACAAATTTAATAGGGCTGTCTTCTGTCTGTTCGTAAAGCAGCCCCGCTTTTATTGCCATATCGCCTTCGCGCCAAAGCCGCCGCGTTTGCGTCTTTTGGCCTTCTAATACCTTAGCCACTAATTCAGGTTTAAATAACATCTTGTTCGCTTCCTTATCCTTTAGATATGCTAAAAGTTTACCATATAATCTAACCCTTGACAAGAGACGTGATGCATGATACACTTAGTGTGTTCTAGCGTGGCCCTACGCCGTGTGGGGGGGGTATTGTAATCCTCAAACGATAAGGGCAAAGCTCGATTTGCTAAAGTTGCAGAGCGGCCCCACGCCGTGGGGGTATTGTAACTCATTTATGGTATCGCGTTTGTTGCAGAGCGGCCCCACGCCGTGGGGGTATTGTAACCCCAAAACGTTTACAATACCACTGCATCCCGGCTAAGGCGAATAGCGCCATAAACGCTAAATAGCCTACGTTATGTGCGAATATATAGGTATCCCCGGATGCTTCTCCAGTCTGGGTAAAATACGGCTCAACAGTTAAACATCGTAACCCGCTTAGCGAAGTGCTGTTAGCGATAAACCGTGCATAACATTGCCAAGGAGACCTTTACCCGATGCCGCGTAAGCGGCTAGGAGTGGCCATTTTACAGTGGCACAAAATGCCGTGGGGTTACGCAACTCTACGGCATTTTTGTAATATACACCAATCACATAGAAGGGTAGGCTATGAGCCGTGTTTTTGTACTAGACAAACATAAGCAGCCCTTAATGCCATGTCAACCGGCACGGGCGCGTAAGCTGTTGCGTGATGGTAAGGCGGCGGTTTATCGCCACACGCCATTTACCATCATATTAAAAGACCACGAAGGCGGCCATAAGCAAGCCATGCAATACAAAATAGATCCCGGCAGCAAAACAACGGGTATAGCGTTGGTAGCTGATTTTAAGCGCGGGCCTACTGTCGTATGGGGCGCAAATCTCGAACACCGGGCTAGTGTAGTGGTCAAGCATTTAAAAGATCGTAGCGGATACCGTCGCCGCCGCCGTACAGCTAACCTGCGCTATCGCCCGTGGCGGCCCCGTGCTGGTGAGGTGCTAGGCGCAAATAAGCGGGCAGGTAAAATCACCTACCGTCGCATGGTGCCGAAGGGTTGGCTTGCGCCCTCTATGCGTAGCCGCTTGGATAATACTATGGTTTGGGCGGAGCGTGTATGGCGTTATACAGGCTATGAGCACAACGCGCTAGAGGATGTTAAGTTTGATACTCAACTAATGGCCAACCCTGCAATTAGTGGTGTGGAATACCAGCAGGGCACACTAGCGGGGTACGAGGTTAGGGAATATCTGTTAGAGAAGTGGGGTAGGAAGTGCGCCTATTGCGGTGCCGCAAACGTACCCCTACAGATTGAGCATATTGTCCCTAAATCGCGCGGTGGCTCTAATCGGATTGATAATCTAGCAATAGCCTGCGGGCCATGCAACCAGCGCAAGGGTAATAATACCGCAGACGAGTTTGGACACCCCGCGCTGCAAGCAAAAGCACAGCGGGGGCTATCTATGCGGGATATGGCGGCTGTAAATGCTACACGCATTGTGTTACGGGAACGGCTAGAGGCATCGGGGCTAATCGTAGAGTTGGGCACGGGGGCGCTTACTAAATATAATCGTACCTTAGCCGGGTATCCTAAAGACCATTGGATAGACGCGGCCTGCGTGGGGGCGATAGGCTCAAAGATTATTATACCGCGCTCTATCGTGCCTAAGTTGATTATTGCCAAAGCCCGTGGCAGCAGGCAAGCGTGCAAACCGGATAAATTCGGGTTCCCCCGCGCAAAGCCGAAGGCCCGCGCAAAAACGAGAGATGGAATTAGAGCACGTGATTTTGTCAGGGTGATTAAGCGCGATGGTACCACATTCACGGGGTTTGTTACCAGTTGGCGTGCTAAGGGCGGGTTTAGCATCACAGATAGACGCGGGCAACGACACAGCGCATCCCCTAGCGCTTGCACCGTTCTACAGCGCTCTATAGGGCATATCGTTGTTAAACATGACACAGCCCTTGACAAGTCCGCCGGGATGTGATATAGTTGTTTTGTATATAAACATAGCCTCACATATGGGGCGTGTCGATGCTTTACGAAGGCATTAAGTAATCTGGTGATTACGCCGCTCTATGCGGAGGTGGTCGGTTCAATCCCGACAATGCTTTAAGGGGCTTCAGATAGAGGTTGTTTGCCCTTTTATAGATACACAAACACAACCCTTTGCCGTGACGACGGTAAAACCCGACGGGGTGTTATTAATAAGCGCCGACGCAGCGGGGCGCTATAAAATACCGGCGAGGGCGTTAGCTTAATGTAAAAGCACCCGCGTTGGCGCGGGAGATGCCGAATCGCAACCGGCACGCCCTACTTATGGGCTTATGGTGGAATTGGTAGACACGACGGTCTTAAAAACCGTTGGGGTAATTCCCGTGTGGGTTCGACTCCCACTAAGCCTACTGGCGATAGACTAAAGCGGACAAACTTAGTTATCGCCTCATTGCCCCGTGGCGGAACTGGTAGACGCAGCCGTTTTAGAAGCGGCTGGCATTAGCCGTGTAGGTTCGACTCCTATCGGGGCAACTGGCCTGTGGCGCAATGGTTAGCGCAGCACTCTCATAAAGTGTAGGTTGCTGGTTCGAGTCCAGTCAGGCCAACATACATTTTAGCCCCCATGCTTACCAGCGTGTAAGGGGCAATTGATAAAATGTGTGCGCTGTATTTAGAGCGCGATGATAGTAAGACAAAGCCCCACGGTTGTTACGCCGTGGGGCTTTTGTGTTAGGCGGCCTCGCTTGGCTTAGGCATAATAGGAGTCGGGCTTATCATCATACCAGACATAAACCGTAATCGGCCCGTCTACAATGCGCGTCTCCCCGCGTGTTACAAGCAACCGGTGCCAGTGTGCCGCGCTTTGCCCTGTCGCGTGGGCAATGAACTTAGCCGCTTCGCGTTTTTGGGACGTATTGCCCCGGCGCGCCCAAAGCATAGGCGACTCGGTGCTGGCTGTCATGCGTTTTGTTACTGTAAAGCGGTACATTAAAGGCTCCTTGTTAGATTATTCCTTGCTTGACTATGATACTAGTATAGCACGTTTAGGGGGCTTTGTGCCCCCTAATTTTTAGGGTGCCTATGTAAAGCATGAGCTATCATTACACCCGATGTCTTCGTCATCAAATAGAGTAGCTTGCAAAGGCGGGATTGCATCGAGTGGCTTTAAATCTCGGTGTAAATACATATCATCCCGTCCTAGCATCCGCCGCTTATCATTCATAGCCCGCTCTAACTTAATAGCGGCCTGCCACAAATCGGGGTGTGTATCCCGCAACGCTTGCCATTGTTCTCTTTTTTGGAAGGGGCAAAACCAACAGGCCGATCGGGGTGGCAATGGTAACCCCACCTTAGCCAAAACTGTAGCGCAATGCGAGCGGGATAGCCGCCGGTCGATTAGCGGATATTCAAAGCGCTTCCAAAATCCTAAATTGCGCTTACCGTATTTGTTATCCCATCGGATTACACGCGCCCGCCGCAACTCATCTACAGTAAAGCCCAACGCCACAATAGCTTGCACATTACCTAACGTGGTTTTGATCCACTTATCCACCACTTTTACCTTAAAGTCGGTTGTGCAAGTGCGGTTACCCGGCGCGCCGTTTGGCATAAGATACATAGGCAACGGAATGCTACGCTCGGTGCGGTACGCAAAACTTAGCAACGTCTCCGGGCCGATCCCCCGTGTTGTTTTTTGAGCAAATACAAGGTTAATGCCATGCTTAGCCGCAAATGGTTTTGTATATCGCTCAATATATTCAACCGTGTCGGGGTGTTCACTATCGTGCCCCACATCAGCCATAACATAGGCGGCATAGGGGCTAGGACGCCCTTCTAGTACATCTAGCGCCATTATTGTGTGTGATTGCACGCCGCCGCCGAATGACACAACACGATAAACAGGATTCTCCGGCATAGGCAACGGTAAATTAGACATTTTGTAATCCCTCTATTGTTTATGTTATAGGTCTAGTGTAACCGTTTTGGCGTGATGTGTCAAACGCTAGCCATAGAACGCATATAGAACGCTAGATTAGAGAATTGGAAGCTAGACAAATAGTTCTTGACACTAGCTAACCCCGCGTGATATGCTTTAGCCATAGTCAAGGAACAATCAACAAGGAGTTAGCCCCATGTTTTGGCACGATCACACCATTCAAACCTTTGCCCTAAATATCCACCACCGCCTTAGCATCGCTATCTATTGGGTAACTAATAGCGCCGGTGCGGTGGAATATCGCAGCAGCGTTGCGCTGTGGCGTGCCAAGCCTAACGGCGGTTGGGGTATTATGCACGATACCGTGCAAGAATTTAGCGCGGTCGGAGAGTTTGCCACCGACGCGGCCTGGCAACAGGCTTACCAATATGCCAAAGGGTTTATTAAACTTTTGTGCATTGGTAAATACCCGCAGCCTATCCCGGTTGATGGCATGAGCGACCGCAAAGCACACTTGACTCGTGCGCTTAACCTCTACAACAACCGCAAACACCGAGAGGCGTGGCAGAAGTTTTGGGATGAGAACCTTATTAGTGTGCATGTTGAGGGTGGGGAGGAGGACTACAAGCGCTATTTAGCTGTAGTACAAAATTAGAACACTAGATTAGAGTTTTATTTTATCGCCCCGCAGGCTTGCCTGCGGGGCTTTTTTGCGCTATACTAGTATCATAGTCAAGCAAGGAACAATCCAACAAGGAGCGCAAGACATGAGTAACCCAACCTTTAAAGCCACGCGATACACGGGCAATGTACCATACGCATTTGAGTACAAAGTAGGTGAACGCTACCAAGATAGCTATACAGTTGTAGCGGTTGTGTGGCAAGAAGACAGCCACAATCTAGGGCGGATGTTCTTTAAAAAAGATCGCAGCCCCAAATTGTATCAAGCGTGGGTGCGCAAGGGTGGGCAATTCTCGACAGTATCCGGCCACTATTCGACAAAAGTTAAGGAATTGCCCGAAGTCTTAGCCAATTTGGCGCAACACGGCGCGCTTATCAATCCAGACATCACGCTAGAGGTTGAGATTATCCCCGAATAGCACAACACACACCCCCTAAAAACTAGGGGGTGTATTTTACCCCAAAACACGGTATACTAGTATCATAGTCAAGGGAGGCGACAAGCCCCCCGATAACCAACAAGGAGAACTAAGATGAGTAATCATAACAGGGATTTTAGGCTTACGTGGGCAAGCAGGCAGGAACCAAAACGCGGTTGGAACCCACAGGTTATTGGGTACACAAATTTTAGGCCGACAAAGCCAATTTATGCCGCAAGTTTTGGGCACTATCACAAATGGTCGTTCTTAGAGGCTTGCGAGCGTGTAAAGCTACACTTCCCAGATGCAATATTTGTGCGTGGAGAGGCAACTAAACATACCGCCGAATTAACCGAAGAAGCGCAGCATACAATCGCAAGCGCTTACAACGACACCGACTTCGAAGCCCTGTTTGGCATTTGCTAGCCCCCCCCCACAACAGAATAACCCAGACAACCCCGCCCGATTGAGCGGGGTTTTTGTTTGCCTAGCTGGCGCTGTTTTATATGTTAGTGTCTAATATCGTTAGCCTTATAGCGCCCACACATGTTTATAATTAAGAATTACTATTACTCCGCCACCTAATTAGCGACCGGCGCTAAAAAGCAGCGGCAGTTAGGATGTGCAGCGGGGGTGTAATAGGTACGGTTGCCCACCTTATGCGGCCCGTTGTAGTATATCCCCTTGTCAATGTCCCCGGTCTGATTGTGTAGGGCGCGGCAAAGCGGGCAGACTAGCTCATCTCTAGCCGTTCGCCACTTGACCTGCTTAACGTCCGCCGCCTTCCACCGTTGCCTAGACCCCTCGGCAAATATGTTGGTGCTCTCAGTTTGGGCGATAAGCGCCGCCCGCTGCGGGCTGGTAGCCCATCGCGCCCGCGCCCCCGACCATCCCGGCGGCATATCCAACTGCAGCAGATTATCCTCTAGCGCTAACGCCAGATCGCTAAAGCTACCTCCCACCTCGACCCATCCGGCTAGCGTATCCTGTATAGCACGCTGCGTGCGGTCATTGACACCCGACACCAGACTAGCGGCATACTCTAGTGCCCAATCGACCGCCTCCGGCATTACCACGTCCCACGCGGGGTTATCGTCGTCTTCGGCCTTTATACGCCGCGTGGGGGCTATACGACCCTCTAGTATATCGTTACCCCTGGCATACCCTGCTAGCAACACGTTAGCCAAAGGCCCCGGCTCCTCTACCGTCCCGGCTAGCATGGCGATTAATTCGCTAGCATCGCCAAAAAACTTATCAGGTTTTTTACCCGCCCGTAATTGGGCTAGGATCCGCTCGCGTTGCTCATCTAGATAACTAGCGAAGGCTTTGGCTATGTCATCAAAGCTATCATCCACACCAGCCCAATAACGGCTAAATTCTTGATAGGTGGGGATGTCTTCGGGTAAATCATCGGGCTGTGCTTTAAGCGCGTCCAACCAATGTGCAAAAATGGGCTTAGCATCGTCGCCTGGGGCTAATGTAGCCAACTCCATACGGATATGGGCAAATATACCGGGGGGTATAGCATCACTCTTAAAAGCGGCTTTAACGCCCCGGTTGCGCACCTTCTTATGCCAGTTTACTAAATCGCGCCTAGCCGCGTGGTAGGCGGCTTTAATGCTGATAACGTCCCGGTACCCATCACCTTCTTCAACCGATAGTACTAGCGGCCCCGTCTCAATCGTTAGGCGGTTATCATAGCGCAATGTGCGTTGCTTGTCTGGTAGATAGCCTAATGTAATATGCGGGATGTATTGCGCCGGTTGGCTGTGGCTTACCGTCTCGATACCACAGCGTTCAAAGAGGTTATATACCTGCGCTTGCAAGTCGGTTAGTGCAGGGTTTGTACGGATTCTAAAGTGTAGCGCATACTCGCCTAGTGTGTCAAAAGTGCGTAGACTGCCTAGCGCTAGCGCTAGCGGCTCATAGTCTAACGTCTCGATACAGGCCCGCAATTGCTCTAACTGACTGTCGCTAACATCGGGCGCGATGGCTAATGTAATGTGTAAATCGTTTGGCTCTACCCAACGGCCTGCCCCGCCCGCTTGTCCCTTTAGCTTACGCTGGAGGCTAATCAGATCGGCACGGTTGGCTATCCGCAACAGCACGCTAGCGCCGCGTGCATCCTCTTTTATATCTAGCCTAGCGCTATCATCGTCGGGGATGTCACTAAGTAATCCCGCAAAACCGCCGCCGCCTGGCATCGGTGGCTCCGGTAATTGCCCCGCCTCAATAGCTGATACCTCTACCCACTGGCCTGCGACCATCATATAATCACGGTCTAGCGGTTGTAGGCCCAGCCGTGCCCGCGCCTCGGCTAAGGTAAGCAGCCCAGCTTGCCACTCGGCGGTGGTGCGGCTAGTAATCTCGACCCTATCTTCTTGTAATACCTCAATGCTGCCCCGGTCTGCCTCAACCCGTGCCCCACGCTCTACACGCAGGCGCGGTAATAGTTGGCTATTCAAGTCGGATAGTATCGCATTAAGTTCTGGCAACACACTAACGGTATAAAATGTAGTATGCTGCTCCTTCATTGTGGCGAAGTTGGCCGCGTCGGTGCCCATCGCCAGCGTTAACGGCACCCCGATAGCCGCCGCAATACGCCGCACCGTGACTTCTTGCAACTCAGGGATTATCAGATCCTTCATAGGGCTACCTAATTCTTTAATGCCTAGCCCACTATGTGCTACGAAGGGCTTGTGCTTATTCTCTATCCCCTTAAAATCACGCTCAAAACCCAACTGCAACTCGGCTATTTGTTCTCTTGCCATGACAGGCTGCTCCGTCTCTAGCACAAACGCGGGCATAGCGTCATTAACAAAGAACGATAATACATAAGCCCATTGTACCTCGTCGGCTTCGACCGCGCTTAATGCACGCGCTAATGGGGATGCTATGCCACCAAAACGGGCGCGGTTAGAGAAGTCGTCTTCAGGGTTGAACATCGGCATATAAAGCAAGTCTTGCGGGGTAAGCCGTGCCACCTCAACACCGTTAACCCGCCAACTAAAGGCGGCTATGCCTTGCCCGCGCTCCGCCGGTAGTGGCGTAATAAGCTGTGGATTAATGCGTACTAGCTGGTAGCCGCCGTGGGGCTGTTGCTCTAGCATCCCGTAAGCGGTACCGAATACACGCCGATCTGCCGCCCACCGTGCGAAGGTATTATTAGCCGCAATACCCACCAACTGACTAAGCCAGTGATCTAACTCGTACAGTTCCCCATCGGCTTTGTGCGCTACCCTATCGACCCCCGCCAATGAGCTAGCAAAAACCTCTATGCAACGGTAAGCCCAAATAGATAGGTTATAGGCACGCGCTAACGTGGTGTCATTTGCAAAGCCTAGCAGCTTGTCATAGTCCCCCATTGCGTGGAAGGAGACATAATCGTAACCCTTCTCGATACCGGGAATACTAAGCGCCTTAATATCACCCCGCCGCAGAGGCCCTATATAGGTGCCTAGCTGGCGTTGCCGCCGTTCGTCTGGCCAAATCGTGCGGGGTTGTGTGCTTATCGGCGGCCCCGTGGCTTGCCCATCCGCTATAGCGGCCTTTACCCCGCGTAAATCACGGCTAATCGTCGCTTGCGATACCCCTAACTGTTGCGCTATAGCCGCTTGCGAATAGCCTTGTTGGCGCAGCTCATACGCTCTTAACGTCCGTTTGTTGCTCATCTCTACCCCTCAATAATATTAATTTTAATCATCTAAAAAACCACTTGGAAGGCCACTTACCCGCGTCTAATTCAGTATAGGCACCACTTAGCGCGTCCACCTGATCGTTAACCGCCGCCCCACCACTATAGACAGATAGCTCATCTAAAAACGCCCGCACGTGCGGCCCCGCGCTTATGCTAATCAATCCCGCGTTAACACGCTCGGCGACCGGCCCCGCACGGCTGTATTTATCACCTTTTGGTACCCTAATTTGTATCGAATATCCGGCTAAGTCTCTATCGCGCAATAACTCTTGTAATGCGGCTTGACCGGCCTTCTCCGCCTCTATAACGATGTGTGTTCCTTTGCCATCTACACTAGCCATTTGTTTAATAGCCCGCTTAACGTCTGGATATTCCCGCTGATCCCTCCATATATGGTAGATATGATACCTACCGTCATTAACATAACCCATCTTAAGCCCCACGGTATAGGATGCACGCGCCTTAGCGGTAATAGCCAGATCCCAAAACCGCACCATCGCAGAGGCTGGTGGATCTGTATCCTTAGTCTCTATCATAACCGTGTCGAATAATCGGCCCTGACTTTGCATCGGGTCTTGTTGGTAAAGCGCCGCAAACCCATAGCTACCCATTTGCGCCTTACGCCTAGCAAACTCCTCCGGTGTAAATATGCCCTCTAGTGTTTGCCCCGGTGTGCGGTCTAGCGGGTCGTTGTCTTCGGCGTAAGCTGGTAGGCGTAAATAATGCCAATTGTCAGTATTATCATCTAACAGGTACCCGGCTAAGTCGGCAGTATGCCAACGGGTCATTATTAATATAATAGCCCCACCCGGCTGCAAACGTGTTAGCAATACGTCGTTATACCAATCTATTAGGCGCTGGCGTATTGTTTGCGACTCGGCCTCGGCCCTGTCCTTAATCGGGTCGTCTATCAGGATAAGGTTGCCCCCATGCCCCGTTAGCCCACCCCCGACACCAGCCGCAACACACCCCGCGTTAGCGTCCTTTATATCCCAACGCGAAGCCGATGTCTTATCACCGCTTAATATTACTTTAGGATAAAGCGCGGTGTATCTATCATCCCGTATGACGTTACGCACAAATCGACTATTGTCATCCGCTAACGTTGCGCCGTAGCTGGTAAGTATCAATCGCGCACTCTCTACCCCTCTAGCCACCGCTTGACCAATAAGCCATGCGGGGAATAGCCTAGATACCGTTAGCGTCTTGCCATGCCGGGGCGGCATAGAGATTATAAGCCGGTCGATACCATCCGCCCCGCGTGTTAATAGGTGCTTTGCCACGTCGGTTAACTTAGCATCTATCAATTGCATGTGGGGGTAGTGTTGATAGTTAGGGTATATTTGGCGCTTAAATTGTGTGAATCCTAGCTGGCGGGGGGCGGCGCTTGCTTTACCCACAGCATTCTTAGCTATCGTCTGGGCTAGTTGCTGTTGCGGGGATTGCATTTAGCTCCTCTAAGACATTCTCAAAGATTATTACAGGATCTATACCGTGCACATTAGCTGTATTATAGATTTGCTCTACTACTGTAATCACCCCCATAATTTGCGTCGGCATACCGTGCACTAGACGCGACTTATCTAGCGCAGTAGCGGCAGACTTAACCAGCGTCCAAACGTTGTTGGTCTTACCAATAAGATCGGCATCTTCGTCTAGCAGACGCTCTAACATTTTTGTAGCGGCTAGCTCAAACATATATGCAATGTCAGTGTGGGCAGCTTGCACTTCTTGACGTGTCACGCGAGGCTTAGGGGGTGGGGATGGGGGGGCTATTTTAGTGGGTGTGTCATTTTGTGTTGGCACGGGGGATGGCACGGTTGGCACTATGGCACGGTCTGTTGGCACGGGGGGTGTATCTGTTGGTATAGCGCGGGGTATCGGCTCTAATGGTGGGGCTTCTGTTGCCGTTGCTATATCATTACGCCACCTGAATATCGAGCGGCGGCCCGGCCTTTTACCCACCGCAGCCTCTACCATATCAAGAGCGCGGCGAGTCACCTCGCCGCCTTCGCGCTCGACAATTGCCAATGCTAGTGCTCGCTCTTCACGTGTCCAGCTAGCCATCGATTACATAAACCTTTACAACAGCGTATAGCTGCCGCTTACCGTTATCTCCACTTCCTCGCAGGCTACCGTCGGCACTATCAACCGTCACAACATCCCGTAACGCCCGCATAATACCGTCCTGCATAGCGGCTAAATCGCCCGCGTGGCTAAGATGGTAAGACATATCCTTAACCGGATATTGACTAACCGCACTCTTAGCCATTTGCTCTACGTCGCCACTAGTCTCTAGCGCTTTAATGCGACGGTCAAGCTCCGACCGTGGCACATGTTGCATAGCAGCTACCCCCGCGTTGCGTTGCGTGTTAACAATATTGGTTAATGCTGTAGCCCCGCCTTCGCTGTTAAGGTATGTGCTAATGGTGTTGTTGTCGATACCATAACGCTCGGCGTTAATACGTGCTAACAATATGTCGCGTGTGTCTTGTGCGATATGCTGGCGTGTAACCCGCTCATAATGGCCAAATGGCAAGTCATACACACGGCGCGCTAAGGGCCACGCTCGGCAAACACGTGCATATAGGCGTAAGGTCTGCTCGGTGTAGAGGTGGTGGAAGTTGGCGGCCCACAACTCTAAAATATCAGCATAGTCTAATAGCCTGTAGCACGCCTTATCCCCGCCTGCTTGCACGTAATCGCTAGCGTCATTAGCGGATACTACCACGCCTGTAACTGTATCGAGCGCTAAATGGTCTTGTGCATATACTACCAGATCGCCAACTAGCCAGGGGGTAGCGTCGGACATCTGGCGTGCAAAGCGCCCCACACTTACCCATTCCCCCGGCGTATTTAAAAATACGGTGGCAAGCCCACGCTCCCGCACAAAATCGACTAGACTTTTATCGTAATCCATTCAATACCTCATTTAATTCGTGTTCACTTGAGACAATTGTAGGCATAGGCAACACGTCTAGATACAGCACTAAATACATAGGATTAAGCGCCCGGTTCGCTTCCTCGTCATGCCCTGTAGCAGCTAGGACACCAGCACCCCGCATTAGTGCACGCTTAGCATTAACCTTATCTATCATCACGGCCTCGGCTTGCGCGTGCTCTATAGAGTGTGCCTTACGACATGTAAAGCCCAGGATCCGTAAAGCATCCTCAATAGACCATGCAACTTTGATTTGCCCGCCCCGCCACGTGCGGATTAGTTCCGCTTGCCCATTCGTTAGACGCCCGCGCCGCGTTTTTACCTCTATATGATAATCACGCCCGTTATAGCCCACCCACAAATCGGGCAAGTCTTCGCCAGATACACGCCTAACGCTAGCGCCCACCTTCTCTAACGCCGCTATTATCTCTAGCTCATTCTTATCACGTTTAGGGTTGTAGCGATGTAAGCCCATTATTATATATCCCCCTTACGTTTATCAAACGCATCAACCACTTCAGGTGCAAACAATAGCCAGGGGGGCATATCATTGCGTGCGATGTATAGCATCCGTAATGCACCCTCCCCGGCGGCCTGTATATCTTTAGCTACACGCTCAATCATTTGCTCCCGCGTGTAACCGTGCTTGCGTTCTGGCAACACATCAGAATATAAGAGCACATGCCAATAGCGGAGACTGACATAATCCACATTAACCACAATTTGCGGCTCCGTCACCTCTACAAACACCCGCTTGTCACCGTATAGCATATCACTAGTATAACCAAATTCTGACAAATGTCTCTTAACAACCATAGGATTTATCTCAGCACGGCGCAAGGTCAAGGTATTACCTTCCCATATGACAACCGGCGCTAATGGGCTATTTAGCAGGTTACTCATACCACGTAATACATTTAACTCGCCGCCTTCAACATCAATCTTGATAACTTTTGGCGTTGCACGGTTGTTTGTACGGTATGTTGTAAACCGCGTTAATATATCATCTATCGCAACAGTACGCACGCCGCTAGTGTCGGTTGTTGGGCCAATATATCCAAACGGGCCTGTATCATACATTATAGACCGGCCTTCGACATAATCGGCTGCGGCCTCTATCACGCTAACATACTCTTCCCAGCCGTTACGCTCGATACTAGTACGTAACAACATAGCATTAAGTGGATCCGGTTCAAACGCGATTACCCCGCACCCCTTAGCGGCGGCGCGCAGCGCAAAAGCGCCCACAAAAGCGCCCACGTCTAGGGCAACATCACCCGGCTTAAGCAATTCAAGAGCCACCTTAATAGGGGCATCGGGGATGGGTTGCCCCGCACGTAACGACGCCGTAGCGCAGTCACGCGCCGCCTTATTAATCGCTAACTCAAAACTATCATAACCTAATGCGGCATTGGCGGGGATAGTAACCCACTCTACAATATCCTTAGTGTCGTACTTAGCAACAGTCATTAAACTGCCTCTCTATTTACCGGATAGTATGCCACGAATAGTACTAAACGTCGCTAGCCACTCATTAATACGATCTATCTCAATGCCATTAGACCGCGCTATATCAATAATACTACCGGAGTTGTTAGAGAGTATGCTAACTAATAGGCTTGTATGGTGTGTTTTAAACCGTTTTTTGCCCTTGGCTAGGTTGACGACGCGCTGTGCCTCGGCAACCACACTAGGCGCAAAATCATAGCCATCATACAGCATAGCGGCAGCGATATAAGCAGGATCGCGGTAAGGTACACGGCTAGTTAGCTGGTAGCCCACGCCGTACTCATCAAGCGGTGGTACATAAGTAAGGCTATAGCTATCGTTACCGCTATTATCGGCTAGTACTAGCGCACACTCTAACGCCCTCTCCGCAAACAGTACGGTAAATGGCCTGTATACGTTGCCGTGCAAGTCTTCAGGCGACTTATTACCACGCCGCAAACCGCGCAAGGCTTCACGCTCGACCGGCCTGTCTACTGTATAAGTCATACCGTCGGTATTAGCAAAGCTAAGCTCCGGGTCACAAGCTACGCTATCAACTAAATGTATAGCGCTCCTAACAACATCACGCTCTATTACATTCCTATCATGGTCTGAATGCCAACGCTGGCTATAAGAGCCGGTGTTAGCGTTATACGATAAAGGCATTATACAATACTCCCCTATTAATATTATACATCACTATGCAACTATGTAATAATCCATGTAATACCTCTGTAAAAATACGGCTTAAACTGCCAGTAAAACCATGCTAACTCATCACGTGTAAGTTTATAAACATACTCTGCATTGAGTGGATTGTCCGGTACGTCGGTATCGTATCGGCTAAGTGTACTGTAAGGGCTGGGTGCCTCTCTGGCAAATAATTCACCGTTCATGTTATACGGATCGGCGCTATAGGCATTGGCTATAATGTGCGTCATGGTGGCATCTGTAGGGCAATGCTTCACGTCAAAACACAAAAGGCATGTTATGGTGTATATGTTATTGCGCCGTGCTCTCCCCCGATTAGCCTCTAACCAGTTGTGCAATGCATCGAAGCGCGGTTTGCCCGGTTGTGCTTGTGCCAATTCATTAAGCGTATCGCGTTCTAAAAAAGTTTTATGCATCGTTATTACCTTCGTTATTGTTTAGCTCTATGATAACCACTAGGCAGCTTGCTGTCAAGGCTTGACAGGGGCCGCAGGGCTGTGGTAGGCTAGGGATATTCTATTGCGCCTACAAACTAGCTAGGAGATAAACATGCAACTATACGAACCAACCACAGGGGCGGCGGTGCCCCCACAGACTTATCATAAAGAACGTCCGATGCTATCATATAGCACATTTAATGGCATCGATGTTGTGCCGGGACAAAACAGCTACACGGGCGAGGCTATATCGATGGAACACGGTGCCGAATATATCCGCCAAAAACTAGCGGAGGCCGGTATTAATCCGCTTATAGACTATACCGATACATATTGGGAGGCGGATACAACAGAAGACCCGCATACCGTCGTATTGTTTGAGCAACCACCTAAGCTGCTAGCGCCTAAGACTATTGTAAGGGCGCGGGGTGTGCTTAAAGATGCCTATGCCTACTGGCCACCGGCGGCTGTTAACCAACACAAGATCACCACCGTACAGACGAGCCGCTACTATATAATCGATTTGGCACGGCGACGGGTATTGTATATGGGCTACGTATACGACGAAGCCACTAAACATGCTACTACTAAGGTAGTATGGGTAGAGGAGAGTAATATCATTGAGCACCTTTAGCAATGACCCCCGACGACAACAGGAACTAAGGCTCCGCTATGCGGCGGATGACATCTATAGACTGATTCTTGACGCGCAGGCCATTACCAGATTTGACGACGATAGCCCCCTAGCTGTGCTTGATAGAGAGTTTGGCGTAGATGTACGCCTGACTATGCCGGGGGGCATGGTATTATATGCGCAGGAGAAGTTCCTAAGTAATCGGTATGCAAAATATAAAACGTTAACGGTAGAGTACCAGCAAAACCAACATACAGGGGAGCCTGGCGACTGGTTTAGCCTAGCACCACAAATCTATTTTTGTGCCTATGAGGATAGTAATAGAGAACATTTTGACCACTTTGTCATTGTGGATTGGCCCGCGCTAGTGTTAGCAACCGCACAGGGGCGGGCGCGATGGTATGCGAACCGTAACAAAGACGGTCGAGCGCGGGCGTCTTTTAAATACATACCGTTTAAAGAGATCCCCAACAGTGCAATTATTGCACACTATGAAGACAAACAAGCCCAGCGCTTGCGCCGTGGTATTTAAACAAGGGGCATAAGATGAGAGTATCACATACCTGGGGCAACGGTGTATTAGACGCCGGTTTTACTATGATGCCTAATATTATACGTTGGTACTATAGCCGTGCTGGCATAACCTATCAAGAGTATACTGTTATGGAACATATTATTAGCTTCCACTACGATACCCCTAACAGCCGTGGCCCGGAACCATCGCTTAATAGTATCGCTGCCATGATGGGTGTCACAAAACAGACGGTTAGGCGATATGTACAAAGCCTAGAGGCTAAACAAAACAGCCGAGGGCAAAAAATGGTGGTGGTCACACGGCGCGGTACGCAGGGCAAAACAAGCCACTATGATTTTAGCGGTTTAATGTACGAGTGCAAACGCCTTTACGATCTTGATAATGGGGGGGGTATCATCTGTGATACCCCTATCAGGGATGATAGGGGGGGGGTATCATCTGTGATACCCGAAGAATACAAAGATAATAATACTAAACTAAAAGAAGCGGCGGCTACGCCTGCCGCACCCCCTACCCTATATCTTTATCCAGACGATTGCAGGACAATGGTTGACCTAACACCCTATATGCCAAAGCCTAAACGTAAACGCAAAAAGGCCACGATTAGCCCGGCGTATGAGTTATTAGGGCGTATCTGTTACCCGCGTCTATCCACAGATGATATGCTAACTGTAAGCCGTGGGTATGTCAAAAAAGAACTTAACAAACTAACCGCGTTAGAGTCTTGGGACGCCAAACGCCCTACCCGCCAGTTGTGGGCCTTCTATTATTGGTGGGCTAAGGCCGCTAGCCGGGATAGTGTAGCCTATGTATGGCGTGATAAGACCGGCGCTTATCGCCCGCCTAAGCCATCCGAGGTGCTCAATCAGTGGGGCAATTTTATCATGTGGTATAATGAGCAAACCGAAGCGAGGCTAGATGAGATTGAGCAAGGTTTTATGAGCCTAAACGGCGGCGCGATGTCAGGAGAGAGCAAGCCACTAGAGGCACTAGAAGCCCCCGCACCCGCCGTGCTGGTGGACAAATTCGTAGATGGTAAATGGGTAAAGGTTCCCGTTGGAGGCAATAATAATGGATGATAACAACCAAGCCGTTGTTTTTACAGGGCCGCATAGCATAGAGGCCGAGCGGGCTGTATTAGGCGCGGTGCTAATCGGCACGCTAGATAGCAAGCCGCCAATTGAGCGCTTAGAATTTTTAAGCCCTGACTCGTTTTTTTTAGTAAAGCATGGCATTATTTTTAATGCTATGCAACGCCTGCATAGCCGTGGCGAGGATATTGATAATATATCCGTAGCTGAGGAGCTAAAGACCATGCCAGGCTCCAATGCCGCGCTTACCGCACTAGATGAGATAGGTGGTTCTAACTATCTAGTACTACTTATTAATACTAACCCCACCGCGCTACACGCAGAGGTTTATGGTCATATCGTGCACCGTATGGCGTTACGGCGCAAGCTATTAGAGGCGGCTAGCGCTATCGCAAAATTAGCAAATGATAAAGAGCGCGATATTAACGAGGTATTTAAGGAGGCTAGCTTAGCGGTTAATGACATCGCATCTACGGATATTAGAGCCACCTATACTACCCACGCCGAGGAGGCGCAGGCGCTGGTTGAGTGGCTAGAGAATGGTAGCCCCGAATTTATCGGGATGGGACTAAAAGATTTTGATAGAGCGGTTGGCGGTGGTATCCAACCGGCGCAATTGTTTGTAATTGGGGCAGTTACAAAGTGGGGTAAGACCCGCGTAATGATGCAATGGGCTATTAACGCTGCACGAATGGGTAAGCGGGTGTTAGTAGTTACACGGGAGATGACAAGCCAGCAAATGTTTAGGCGTATTTTGCAAATGGAGACAACCTTGCAACAGCCTGTACTTGATAAGCTAGACCCGGCGTCTTCGGCGGACATCACACTAGCCAAAAGCTACGCCGAGGTTGCTAAAAAGATGCATATTATCTATGATAGAGACAGTGCTACCCCTAGTGACATACGCGCTAGCCTAAAGCGCGTCACTAACGAGCATGGCACGGTTGACTTGGTAGTTATCGACTACACTCAAATTATGCATCCCGATCAGCGGATACGGGGCCAAAATCGCTATGCTGTAGTGGGGGATGTTATGCTAGGCATTAAGGATATTGCTAGAGATATGCAAGTAGCAATATTAACAGCCGCACAACTGAACGTAGATGGCTCAGTGTATGAGTCACAAAAAATAGAACAATGGTCGGAAGTGGTTGTCAAGATGCAAAATGAGGCCGGAGGGTATACTAGAGATATGGTTATCAAAGACGAAGACGGGCGGAATAAAACCGTAGAGTTTGACCCCGCCGAGTCGGGCGTACGTATCCTGGCGATTACCCATAACCGCAACGGGTACCCGCGTAAGGTGCCTGTGTATTACTCTAGCGTGGAGCAATGGTATTACGATATAGCACCGGAGGGCGTGTGATGCCTAGAAGCCCGATTACGTGGGTAGGCGGTAAAGGGTTGATGGTTACAAAAATCATGCCTTACTTAGTAGACATCCCCCATCGGCATTATGTCGAGCCGTTTGGCGGCGGGGCTAGCATCATGTTGGCTAAGCCCCCAGCTCCGATTGAGACGTATAACGACCTAGATAGCCGCTTATATGAGCTATTTAAAGTGCTATCTGATCCGGTGCTCTATAGTGAGTTTGAGCGCCGCGTTAGCCTGTTGCCGGTATCACGCCAACTCTATAACGAATATCGCACCGAGGCAAAAGTGGCATATGCCGAAGGCAACGTCCTAGAGGATTGCGATATTATAGAACGTGTGATAAGATGGTATTATGTCGCGTATCAGTCCTTCGGGGGCAAATGGGGCGGAGGCTATCCGTTTAGCGTGGCTGAGTCTCATGCGGGGATGTCAAGCGCAAACTCAAAATGGTTAAAAGCGGTTGAGCGATTGCCAGCTATCCACCAGCGCTTACAGCGTGTGCAAATTGAGCACGATACATGGCAAAAAATCCTAGCACGCTATGATACGCCCGACACATTATTTTATATCGACCCGCCGTATGTACCCACTACATGGGATAGTACACAGAAGTTCTACCACCACAACATGACCATAGAGGCACACACGGCACTAGTAGAGGCGATTCTAGCGCTTAAAGGGCATAGCGTAGTGTCGGGCTATCCAAACGCGATTTATGAGCCTCTAGAGGCCGCAGGGTGGCAACGCATAGAGTTTAGCGTTACTACCAATGTATCAGGGCGAACACGTGCTAGTAACCTACAAGGTGCGGGCAATGTTTTAGCTAATCAGCAACGCACCGAGGTTTTATGGATAAGTGATTATCAAGAAGAATTGCCTCTATTTAAGAGGCTAAAGGATATAGAATGAATAACAGACTAAACGCTACAGATATGCCAGGATTGACAACCGAGGAGCGCCTCTTGCTTGCGCTTGTTGCTGTAGGGATGTCAGGACGGGAGGATAAGGATCCTAATCCGCTTATGCGTGTACAGGCCCTAAAAATGGTAGAGGATGACCCCGCTAAGGCTTTTGGTGTTGGTTGGTATCTCGGCGCGATGGCAACGGCGGATATTGCAACCAACGCGCTAGACGCGCTCTATAGCCATGCTGAGCGGCAAGCCCTTGCCGCGCCCAAAACGCCAACACAGTTGTTATGTGGTCGTTATTCCAACAATTAGCAGGTGTTGACAGCGAATAACAAGCATGGTATGATGTACTCATCTCCTGTTGCATGAGTGGTGTGTAGAATGGTTGCAACGCCTAAAGGTTGCCGCTGCTGTGCCCCGCCCTAGGTCTGACTAGCCTGGGGCTTTTTTATTCCCCGCCCTCCCCCAACGCGCTAGCATTAGGCAAACAAAAACCCCGCTTTGTGGGCGGGGTTTTTGGGGTTACTTAGGTTGTGTGGAGCTAGCTGATGACAGTGTGACCATTGCCCAATGCCGTGCACCATTGACGGGTGTTCGCTTGATAGTGCTTGACCATGCTGTGCGTTAGGCCGCTCAACTCAACCCAGGTGCCTTGCGCGTTGGCCGGGTGAACCTTCACAGTCATATTTTTGATAGCGATCGCGCTGTTGTCGGCCATGTGGTAAATAGTGTAGCCTGTCAGGCTTTGGATTTTTGACACCGCGTTTTGTTGCGCCGCTTTTTTAATCTCGTTAATCATTTGGTTACTCATTTTAGCTCTCCTTGTTGGTTATCGGGGGGCTTGTTGCCTCCCTTGACTATGATACTAGTATACCGCGTTTTGGGGTAAAATACACCCCCTAGTTTTTAGGGGGTGTCGGGCTGTGGGCGGGACTACAATTTGACAATACGCCCGGCTTTTAGCCCTAATGCCATTACGGCGGCCACCATACTCGCGCTACCTGTCTCCTTGTAAATTGCCACAGCCTGCCGTAAGACCTTGATGGTTTGTTCGTCGGTCTGGTATTCGTTACCGTTCATCTCAAACTTAAACATCTTGCGCTCCTTGTTGGATTGTTCCTTGATTGACTATGCTTTAAGTATACCGCAAAAAAGCCCCACAGGCAAGCCAGCGGGGCGATAAAATAAAACTCTAATCTGGTGTTCTAACTTTTGTTCTATTGACAATAACAGGGTATTAGCGTAGCCTAGAGGCTACACGTTAATTTATGGAACAAAGGAGTCTACTTTGGACGCTAAGCAGATCCAACAATTGATTACCGATACGCATACAAGCCAAGCTATCGAAGCCACGGTAGAGGCCGCCCGTGTGGCATTTAAAGCATACGACCAAACGCACGGCGCAACCATTGCGGCTAAATCAGTAGTTAAGTCGTGTCTAAAGGCGGCTATCGCACACAACTTAGATGCAGGCATTATTGATGCATTAGAACACGCAGTTAACGAGATGGAAGCGGCTATCCAACTTATCGAGATTATCGTAGAGGGGGATAACTAATGTCGCTAAATCGGTATCAGCAGGCCATACTAGATTTTGTGGCCAGCGGTACGGGGCACGGGGCCATTATGGCTGGCCCCGGCTCCGGTAAGTCATTTTTGCTTAAGCGCATGGTGGAACAGATCGCAAGCGCTACTGAGGCATCTATCGCCATGTTTGCGTTTAATAACTCGATTGTAGCCGAGCTTAAGGGTGATGATATGCTAAAAGAGCATATTAAGGGTAAACGCCTAAAGCTGTCTACCATCCATAGCCACGCCTATAGCGTTTTACGGGCTGGCTATCCCGAAGCAAAATTCAACCTAGCTAGCCAAGTGCAACGATTTAAGCAATCAGATATTATTACACGGTTGCTTGACCAGCACCACTATAAAAAGGATTGGGCGCGGGCCGAGATGGCTAAGCATATGGCGACATTAGCCGACATGTTGCGATATACACTAACACCGCTTGATAAGCCCGAAGCCGTAGCCGCTACGGCGCGCTATTACGGCTTGCCCACCCATGCCGATATGCTACGCATGGCCCCGATTGTGGTGGAAGAGTCGCATAAGTTAGCGCTTGATAGCTATTGGCAGCATCCCCTGCTTTTTATTGAGCAACTCTATATACCTGTAGCGGATAACCTTACATTCCCGCAGTACGATTTTGTGCTAGTAGACGAGGCGCAGGATTTAGACACCCTTAAGCTAGAGGTGCTCCGCCGCTCATGTAAGCCAACGGGCCGCGTTATCGCTGTTGGAGACCCTAACCAAAGTATTTATGGGTTTGCCGGTGCCGATAGCGGCGCGTTTGACAAGCTGATTAAACTATTAGATGCACAGGTGTTTAGCCAACCCATTACTTACCGTTGCCCCGTGGCACATGTCGAGGAGGCTAAACGTCTAGTAGCTGACTTGCAAGCCGCGCCTAATGCCGCAGCCGGTGGTATTCGCACCATTACCGAAGCCTGGCTACTCGATAATATCGGCACGTGGTCAGATAACACGCTAATTGTGTCACGGCGCAACGCCCCGATGCTAGCGCTGGCTCATCAGTTGCTAGCCAAGCGGATACCATGCCGCGTGCTTGGCAAAGATATTGCTAGCGGATTAGTAAAGCACCTCCGCGCTATCCAAAAGCACCGCTATCCTAGCACGCCATTTGGTGCCACTAGTCCCACATTCGATTATGCTAAGTTTGAGACATACGCCCGTGCTTATGAGATTGAGCAGACAAAGCGCATGGCGGAGTCGGATACATCCCAAAGCATCATAGATGCCTATCGCGACCAGATTAACGCGCTCATTACGTGCCACAATGCATTTGAAGCGCCCGATGCCAGAGCGCTAGAGGCACAAATCAAAGCGCTTTTTAACGATAAATCGAAGGCGCGAATTACGCTTAGCTCTATCCATCGCGCCAAAGGGTTAGAGGCTGCTAATGTGGTACTCATTGACACCGAGTCTATGCCGCTAGACTATCCTGATATGTTGCCGTGGCAACGGCAAGAGGAGCTAAACCTGATTTTTGTAGCTATCACGCGGGGTAAATCTATGCTATACTATGTAGACCACCCCCCCACCCCGTTGGCCGGGCCGCGCTATGATAGCAGTGACTTTTACGAGGCTGAAGGTGCCGATTGGGGTTATGATTACCCGATGGTACCGGAGATAGACTCACATGAGTTTGTCTATTGGGCGTATGGCGATGGGGGCTTCGGGTTTGAGGATACCGTTAACGTAGAGCTAAAGCATTTAATGCAATGGTGGCCTAAACGGTTAATGAGCGCCGACGGTATCCAGATCCGCCAACAAGCGTTTATTGCACGCCAACGCGCTAAATATCTGCATATCTAAGGAGGTTAGACATGTCACTTACACAACACTTGCCGCCCGATGTGGTAGCGGCATTACAAAAGCGTATAGACCCGACACGGCTTAAATATGTGCCGATTAGCACAAAAGACAAAGGCAAGCCCACCGAGGCGCATATGATGGCTCCCTACATTGACACACGAGACATCGTAGACCGTCTTAACACTGTGTTAGGGTTGGGTAATTGGTGGGTAGAGCATGAGCGGGCTTACTCAACCGTTAAGGGTTTTGCCCAGCCTATGCCAGTTGGGCATTACCTTACTATTGTCATTCGTGGGCTAGACGGGGTACTAATCCGGCTTACAAATGTGGGTGAAGACACCGGCAACGAGGAAGGCGTTAAAGGCGGTTTTACTGATAGTATCCGGCGGGCCGCTAGCATGGGTAATATTTGCGGGGCGAATGACATCTATAACACCGTGGTTACGCCCCGATGGTTGCCGGATGCTATCCCGTCGTGGGAGCGTCATCTATTCTTAACCACCTATTGGGATGGCAAAGCGACCGGTGGTGATTTTAAGCGGGCTGATGACCGCGTAAAAGAGTTCATGAGTATTAAGGATCCAAAAGAGCGCAAGCAGTTTATTTACCGTCTGCAAGACCAGCGCGTCGGTAAGCCGCGAGCACAGCCCAGCCAGGCTAGCCCACCCACACCAACACAGGACACACAAGCTAAAGTTACGTCGATTGCCCACGCGCCCGCGCTAACAACGCAGGCGATGGTAGACGAGCACCGACGCCGGGGTTTGGCGCAATATACAGAAGATGAGTATGAGCAAAAGGTGGCGGCGCAACTGGCATGGGCGAGCGGGCAAACAGGGCAACAATATGCCGCACTAATCGATTTACCCGCCAATATTCTGCAAGGCCTTATTAATAAATGGCCAGCGTTTACTGATACCAAAGAAGCGGCTAACGGACATAACGCACCGGGCACGGCGCTAGTAGTGCCTGATGTGCTTAACGCATTAATGACAAACGCGGCTACTATCTATGAGGATGGCGGTCAACAATACACACAAACATTATTAAGTAAATATAATGTGCAAAGTCTAACAGGATTATCTGCACGCGACGCCGGGCGGGAATTAGCACAATTACGTAATCAGCTTGAGGTGGAAGGTAAACCATATGACTAAGAAGCAGCAGAACGCCCCAAAATTGTACGAAGTTCAAATTAGCGAGTTTTTATATGATGGTTTTGCGGCAAGTGCGGTGGGTGTTCACATCGGGCCTAGTTTGACAGTTCACCTACTCGATCTGGCGGGTGTCGAGTCAACTAGCGGTATTAATTTTTACAATAAGTGCACGTGTGTACTACCTACGCCGATCATGTTAATTTATGAGCAACAGCATAATGGTTGTAAGCGTGCTATTAGTTGCTATGATCCGGGGGATAGAGAATGGTAAGCGGCAAAGTTGCGACTATGATGGAGGTAATCGTAGAAGCGGGGTTAGGGGATGCATTACTAGCCGTGCACACACACGAAGACCGTGCTCGGCTGATAAGCCGATGGCTGCGTGATAGGCCATTGCATGACCGTTACGTAGTAGAGCAAGCCTTAGTGGCGTGGGCGATTAAACGCTATCCTTGGCATTTACTAACATCCGAATCGTAGTGCCGGTGGGGGGTGGTTCCCCCCCCCCACCCATCATATTTACCATTATCGTCAACCGGAATAATCTAAATAGGAGGGTCTAATGGTTACTGTAGAATGCACCACATGTGGTGCTAGATTTGAGGCCGAGACAAAACGCGCTAAATACTGTAGTGATGCGTGCAAGCAAGAAGCGTATCGCCTTCGGCACGGTGGTACAGCGCGTAAAAGTAACCGTAACAAGCGTACCGTAACAAGTACCGTAACAAATGTTACGCAACCTGTTACGGTACGGGGCGACACGTCACTTGGAACAGATGACTCTATTATTGAATTATTACGCGCAATTAATGATAAGTTAGCGCAAATGCTAGAGAGCGGACAGCGCATTAGCACGCCTCTACCAGCACACACGGTATCAGGCCCCCCGCGTGCATATCATACGCCCGAAGACACGGGCGGGGGGATTACAGTTAAAAAGGCCGAGGGTGGCAACAGTGGCCAGAACTTTTTAAATAGTCTAATGGCATTGCAGAGGGATACAACACATTAGAACATGGCTAGAACGCTTTATGAATTTTATAAATTCTAATTGACACCAACTTAGCGTTATGCTACGATGCATCTAACGTCTGTTAAAAAAGGAGATAGCCAACAATGAACTATTACAAATCTTTGCTGCCCGTGGCGGCGCAATTGAGAACAGAACACGGCCCGGCAGGGTTGCGCGGGATGTTCATTACGCGGGGGTGGTATCGCCCCGGCAAGTACAACCCCGAAGACTATGTAATTGTGCAAACGGCGAGCGGGCCGCGTGTAAAACCCGACAGGCAGCGGCGCTATGGTTATTACGTGAATATTGTTTGGAGTGCAAAATATGAGTGGGGCGCAAACACATATAAGTTTGCATTGCCTAGTGACACCGCCGAGGCACGGCAAGCATTGACGGATGCAATCGGTAGTGTGTGGTTGCTAGAGTCGTAAGCCGCTAAAGTATAGTTAGACACCCCCTAAAATTTAGGGGGTGTTTTTTATCCTTAACCGTGTTATGCTAGTATCATAGTCAAGCGAGGAACAATCTAATAAGGAGAACTAACCATGAGCGCACGTTATAACCCCACAACCCGCAGTTACACCCTAACCGATGAGAATGGCTCATTTAATTGGCTTGTTAGCCACCCCCGCGAGATTTTGGCTGAATTGTCTACACTTGATATTGAGGATAAGGTTAGCAGCGACATTGCTTGGTACACCGACGATTACGCCGACGCTCACATGATTAACGAAGATTACGTAAGCAATGCCTATAACCAATTTTGGGGGCAGGTTTATGGTGACTTGTGCCAAGAGCGCGAAGCCATCATTGAAGCCCTTACTCAAAAGGTACGCGAGGCTAAGCAATCGGTTTTGCGGGATGAATACTTCACAAAGCCTACCACCCATTGCCAAGTTTACGGCGTGCCTGCGTTGGTGCGTTGGTATAGTAATCATGGCCACATTAAGGCTGAGGTCTATGTGGGCAACACCACCGCCGTAATTCATTGCACAGATATTAGTTATGTGGTTGATGATAACGGCGCGCTATTGGGCGGTATCGCCTATATCCCCAAACGGCAAGCGCTAGAGTTAGTGGCAGCCTATGATGACACCGACTTCGAAGCCCTCTATGGCATTTGCTAGCAGCCCATCCCCACACACAACCGAATAGCCCAGACAACCCCGCCCACAAAGCGGGGTTTTTGTTTTTTAGAACATATTTAGAACATCAGATTAGAGTTAGGCGATAGACGGGGCGAACACTTGCAAAGGCTGTGGGGCTATGCTATGATTAAAGCATAGTCAAGCAAGAACACTTTACAGGAGAGTATAATGCAAAATTCAATGGTTATCCAACTGGTACAAGGCTTACGCAATGCGGTAATCGCGAAGAGTCGAGTCCGCTTAACCTACTACACGCAAGAGTTAGCCGAGCTAGATATGTTCGGCGCGGCCTACAATGTGCTCTCAAGTGCCGATTATACCATCCATATCGAGCTAGACGCCGAGTTTATCTGGCGGCGCTTGCAAGCCTTCGCCTGGTACACGGCGCTTTTTTGTGCCGCCACAGACCACGGCGACACCGCCACGGCAAATTACTACGGTTGGAAGGCTGTAGACGCCAAAATGATGCTAGAGGCATTTGGCCATGCCGATAGCGTGGCGGCTATCGAAGCCAAACACGGCGCGGAGTTTGTTCGCCCCGCCGCTGCCCAACAGGTTGCATAACAAAAGAGCGGGGAATTATCCCCGCCTTGACTATAATATACTTAATAAGCCGGGTTAAACCCGGTTTTTTATTTACCCTGTGGGCTTGTCTTCAGTGCCAAAAATTGTGCCCGCTGCCTCGCGCAAAAGCTCGACGGTGCGATCGTCCGCTTTGCCCTCGGTGGATTTTGCCACGGCCTCTACCAGTTGCAAAAGTTGCTCGACAAAATCAATAACAGCCGGGGGATAGCTATTAACTTGCCCCTTGATAGCCCAGTAGGCGGTTAGTCCCCAGCCTACCAGCGCCCCTGCCGCAATAACCAATGCTACCATTACATCCAATTCCATAACTAACCTCCTAAACGCGCTAAGGCGCTGTCTATACCGTTATCTTGCAACAATGTATTTACACCACTAATAAGGTTCCACAAGTCTTGCGCGGGCACCGCTGTTTGTCCTGTTACGCCAAACTCGTTGGCTACTACGTCGTATTGCCACTGGCTTTGCTCATCTAGATAGCGCTGTGTAGTCAGGATATTGTATAGAGCAGCCGACTCATTTTGCGCTTGCTCTAATAAATCAATAAACTGTCGTGTGCGTGCGCCTAGCGATTTACTAGTGTTGATTGTTAAGTAGGTAGGTACTGCCATTAGTTATTTGCTCCGTTCAGCTAATAATGTAAATGTATTTGGTACATATAATATGCTATATGGGGGGTGCTCTATCGTGCGCAAACCGCACGGAGTTTTATAATACAGTTCGCATGTATGCGTACCACAGACATGCATAGCGGCTCTCTCTAGCCCGTCTATAACGTTGGGGGTGATAACACACCACCCAGCCTCTATAAGTTCTTGTAGGCGTTCGTGGCGGCTGGTAGGGGCAACTGCGTTTTTACCAGCTATATTTAATGTCCCGCTATGACGTTGTATGGTTGCAGTGTTGTGCGCAGTATCTATTATGCCGCTTATCTGTACAGTATCACGACCACGATCGTAGTAGTTAAAATTTAGCCTCGCTGCCTCTATGGGTACTGTGGGGACATCCACACCAAAATCATTTTTGATTATCTCTAACGCCTCTTGCCATGATAAGACCGCACCTATTTTAGCAAAGGAGGAGACAACTACTGTTGGTGTGGGTCGTGATACAACAGCAAACGCGCCGTTATTCGGGAACGTATCTACAATAGCACGCCACATAGAGTCTTTAACTGGCATGTTAATAGTGTATAGGCCAGAATTATTAGCGCCAAACATGGCTGGGGATTTATCAAACGTCGCTGCCTCGCTATGCGGCGTCTCACCGCTTCCAGCGCGTGCTAAGCGTTCACCAAATGCATATGCGACGCTAGTGTTATCGTAATCGTGCACCAAGAATGCATATAAACGATACGGCCAGCGCATTATGCAACCACCTCATAATTTATGCCATAAGTATCTTTGAACCATGCGAGCATAGCGTTGTGTTCTGCCGTGGTGATGGCTCGATTAATGATACATAATTCAGCAATCTTCCCGATCACGCCTCCGTCTCCCGTGTAACGCGCCCCAGATGTCACACCATTGATTGAGTGTGATCCCGCATTAGTGTTGATAATTAATGTGCCATCTAGCCAAACCTTGGATAATGAGCCATTAGTTGCAACGAATACATGTGTATCTGTGTCTGGTGTGCCGCCCCCTACTGAGCTGCCGCTAAAAAAAGTGTAAGCGTCAGCTGTTGTAAAAAATACATTCCGATTGATGCTATCATTGCCATCTATGATGTATCGCGCAGATGTTAAGTCAGAGACTCTAAAAACGCCAATAATCGTATTAGGTTGCGTGTAGCTTGTCGCAAAATCTTTTTGCCAGAAGTCATTGCCGCTAAAATCCCATACTACTGCTCCGCCAAAACTGGCATTGTTTGCGTCCAGCGTCGGCTTGTTGGCGGTCGTGGTCTGGATCAGATGGTATGCATTGGCGCTTAAATCCTCAAGCCATCCAATCGGGCTGCCATCGGCTACGGGTGTGCCCGGCCCAGACGATTCCTCAAACATTCGAGAATATTTAGCACTATACAATGCGATTAAGTCTGCGCCAAAGAGAGCAAGCGCTGGATGCCTAGCGCTTATACGCGGTATTTTAGCGGCCACAAATAAGTTAGCCATTAATATTACATCCCCGACTTAAAACGGATGGCTGTTACATCTACCGTGCCTGTTGATTGCTCGCTAATCACTGCTCTAAAGGCCCGTGCAGCGCGGGCAGGGTACAAGTAGCCCTTGTTATCACTTCCGGTAAATGTACTGCTAGCGGTTGCCCAGTCGCTTAACTCAATCAAAGCCACCTCGACCCAATCTAGGCTAGTAGCGTTGTAGTCGTCTAGCGACTCTTGGAATGTAATGGTACCATCAAATGTGCCTGTAACCACTACATGCAACCGCATTTGCGCGGCCTGTAGCACATCTAGTGTGGTGCCATTACCGTTGCTGGTAGCAGCGGTATGTAAAAACACCTTGCTTTTATCATGCTGTCCTATTGCCATTATTTAGCATTCTCCCCTATCGGTTCTGTGGTTAGCCCCGCTAAATAATCGTTTAGCCTAGCAAGGATTGCCATCTGTGCAGCCTCGATCCGCTCTATTGCTTCTACAGGTATGTCTTGCGAAGTTATCCGCATCTCTACAGCCTCTACTAATCCCTTAATTTTTGCCAACTCAGATTTTATCTCATCTACACGCTGTAATGCACGTGCGGTATTGTCCAATGTCTGGTCGCTTTTAGCTGCCAAAGAACTCGTATATTCTGCAATGACTTTAATAGACTGGGCTAATTCGGTTGTGAACTGGCTATGCTGGGCTGACTGCACATTAAGCGATTTTATATTTGTTACTAGCTCCTGTTGCACATCTGTAACACGTTGCAGGCCAGTAATAGTGTCCTGGATGACTTGTGTCAGCCCTTTAATTGTAGTTGCCCATTGCCGCTCGGTACCATCCTGCATAGCTAGTTCTTCCTTCTGGTTAGCATCCTTGCCGATTAAAGCGCCAATAGTAGCGAGTGCGACTCGCCCCCCCATCCAAGTTAAAATTATTATCGCTAACAGCGCGGTAGTGCCATAATCACCATTAGCTATGTCTAGTACATCAGTTGGAGACATTTTGTCACTCTGTTTATTATTAGTATAACATGCATGGCAATTAAACAATCTTATACACGCTAAGCTGGCCAGAATACATACTAATATTTTGGCCAGCGCTATCCGCCTTAACACGCAGGTCTATTACATCATTAGCAGACAGTACCAACGGGGTAAATGCGATAGAAGCGCTGCCGACATCGCCACTCGCCCCTAGCTTGCGCCTAAAACAGGCTATTTGCCCGGTACCGTTTACATAGATCCGCATGGTATAGGTTACATTATTAGAGCCGCTAAAAGAAGTTTGAGCGCCTATCATATAAACCCCATCACTACTCACTGTAATATTATCGTTAGCGGCACTTAGTGTAACACCGTTAGATTCGCCTTCGCCTTCAAAACCTGTGACCGTAGTAAATGATGTACCTATGCCGGTTTGTGCTGTAGGCGTCTCGTTCTGCACATATAATGTTCCATATGCCGGTTCTTCGAGTGCGATTTGCAATGTATTTGGCGGTATGGCCTCCACGCTCATAAAGGCGGTACCAGTTACATTAATCGTGCCACCCTGTGTTACATTAAACGCGGTGCCTGTGTTGCCCGCAAACTGGTAAACGCCTACATTATCAATTGTAACAGTATCAGCACTCATAGCTGTGTCAATACCGTTACCGCCTAGAATGTTAAACGTATTACCTAAGTTTATTGTCTGATTAGTACCACTGTCGGCAGCGAACGTTACGCCTGTATTTGTTAAACTAAATGTGGTAGTGCCCGATACGCTGTTAGCGGTATCTATGCCTGTGCCACCGGCAAGCGTTTGCACGGTCTGGTTGCTAATCGTTTGCCGCGTGCCGTTGTCGGCGTCTACAAAAAACTCTATATCAGGGAAGTCTACAATGCTATCTATACTATTAGCATTATTGGGGTTAACCGCATAACAGAATGATATAGGCGCGTCTAGCTGAATATCCCCATAACCATTTGTCCAGTCGTACCACGTCGTGCCGTTGTACACTTTTAATAACTCATCATAAGGTGAGCCAGCCGCATAACCCCATTGTATTGCATTGTCTTTGTCAAACGTGTAATCGCCTGACAGAACCAGCCAATAGCGGGTCGATCCCGCTAGCGTCGGTTGTGAATTAGTTGTAAAACTTATATCTTCATAACTAGTATCTACCGCGCTAGCGCTAATAGCGTCAAAGTCACCGTTAGTAATTACCATATCTGGTCTAGATGTCTCTGTAATATTACTATATATACTAGCTTGTATATTACCTACGGGATTCCCCACGCGCTTTAGACGCAGTTGTACTGTCTCCAGCTTAATTGAGCTAGGAACCGTAAAAGATTGTGCTAACAGTGGCAGCGTATCTTGCGTGTATAATCCTAACCTCTCCACCTCTACTTGATTGCCGCTTACAACACCGGTTACATACATCCGCCAACGTGTTGAGCTATCCCCCGATAGCACGGGCGAGAGAATGCCACTCGTATTGCTGCTTATGCTATATGCGTCTATCCAACCACCATCATAATACTGTATCTTAAAATCTTTTGCGACACCGCTTGGATTTAGGTACGCTCCCGCTCGATAATATGCTAACGCCATATCTTTAGCAGTTATAAATTGGTACTCTATCCAATGGGGCGGACTGGTGTTTGCACTTCGCCACGGGTTACCATCTGTTGAGCGCACAAAGTTGGGCGCAAAACCGCCTTCTTGGCTAGAGGCTGTGATAGAGATAATGCCGCTTAGTCCAGCGTCGGTACGCTCATTATAGTATTCGTCATCCCGCAACGTGAATCGGCCCGTTGGTGTCGCAAAAAAGCTAACACCCGCGCTAATAACAGGCTGCGAGTTAGAGAATACTAGACCGTCTTCGGCGCTATTTACCGCTACAAATTGCCCCGCGTTACCGCCATAAGCGCTAGGCGTATCTTCTAACGCTAAGAATGTGTTAACACCACCGCCGTAACTAAATGCACTCCATTGCCTAGCATCTAGGAATAGATCATAGCCCTGTATTTGCGTTTGGCCATACCGAACCCTAACGCCCGCACTCTCTATAAAATCGTCGGGGGGTATAATGCGGGCAGCATGTTCACCTGTAAATGGGTTTATTGTGTCCGCCATACCGGGGTAAAGCTCTACCGAACCGCTTAACACCTGTGCTGTGTTAGTATTGCCATCTATGCCAATAAGCAATGGCCTGTGTTGGTAAAGCGTGCCAGGTATGTAGGCGGATAGGTCTACCGTACCGCCTTGCCAATATTGATAACCCGCGTCGGTACGGTAAAAATAGGGATCGATATAAACCGATGTACTAGCTGGGTCTGTGGGGGTTGTGAGCAGATCACGCACCTGTAACCGACCTAATTGTACCGGGTCTATAGCGAGGCGCTGGTGTGTCCAACCATGCGGGCCGCCACCGCCTGGTGGTCTGTCATCACCATAATACGAGGCTATTTGTGTGGGGTCAAACGACATTACCTCTAGTTGGTCATCGGTATTTGTAGCTATTCTAACAGGCAGATCATTCACAGGGGTTAGACGAACACATAACACCTCGCTTACAGTGATACCATCAGGCATACTTACACGCGCAAAAACATAATTAGCGCGGCCTGTGTCTACGTTGCCGCTACCGTCGCCTAATTTTGCGTAATATTCACGTCGCTGTGCGTCACCTTGTAACGATGCTCTTAATGCACGCTGGGCCTTACTTTTAATATCATTTATGTCAGCCAATGGTAAATACCCCCCGTGCCGCCGAAGGCGTGCCCACGCTTATATAATCGCCTGTCCTATCCTCTACCGTTACCCCGCGATCGGGGCTATAGCCCAACCCCGCGCTACCAGCTAACCAAAACGTTTTATTGCCCGACGCGCCCCACCTCAAAAAGTTATAGTCATAGGTGCCGTGACTTGTCCAGTTTTGCCCCGTGTCGGTTGTGGTTAGCAGGTAATTACCGCTTCCATTAACGGGGGTGAACATGCCAGCCATTACAGCAGGGCTAAATCCATTGACTTCAGCTTGTTCGCTGTTGCCATCCGCAACACGATAAGTAACCGTGCCTATAGCGGGGGTGATAGCGGTTATATTGGACATGGTACCCGACGCGGTATTTAACCTACCATACCATAGTGTCTCATCAAGCACGGCCGCGTTAGCGCCCCACAAGATATTTAGCGCTAGAGGGTCATCATTGCGGGTCTTACCATTAAATATGCGGTAAGGTATACGTACTAGATTATACTCGCTAGTACCTAATAAGCCGCTTGGCTGCACACCACTTATAGGTAGTACGCTACCATCATAGCTAGTTGTATAGTAAAGGGTGGTTATACCTGCCGTACCGCCTACACACGCCGCTATGCCGAGGTTAAAATCGTCGCAATCCATCCCGCCGGTTGATGTTAGCCCACTGCCGAACTTTTGTGTGCCGATGGTATCCCCGCGATCACTACTATATGCTAATAAATTACCAGCCTCAAATAGTGTCGAGGTTATCTCATAAAGCTCCACGTATCCATAACCGACATTATCAACATATGTAGTCGCGTCTACAACACCAACCCCAAACACATCGCCATTACCGCTCCGTGTCCACTCATAAACATGCGTATCGGTATCGGTTGTTATACTGATATTTTTAAGCCGTATAGCCCCACTAGATGTGGTAGGTGCTTTAAGAGCAATATATAAGCGCACACGGCCAACATTAGTATCAGGCCCTGTGTCTGCTTCTGTAACACTATACCACTCATTCTCATCGAGGGAGCATATATTAATATCCTCGTTCGCCCATCGTGATATATTGGCTCCAGCTACGGTCTGGTTATTGATTTGGTAGTTAATACCAGTGGCACATAGTAGGCTCGCCGGGTTATCAAACCAATAATCAAACGCAACTTCCCTGACCGTGCTCTCCTTCATTAAAAAAATGATAATCTCAATAGTGGCTTGTGTTTTGTCACTCTTTACGTAATAATCACCACTGTCTACGCCTTGCAGTATATTAACTTCTGTCCAGTTGCCCGCAGAATTTTTAATGTAGTATATAAATTCTTCCTCGGCTGCATTATAGGTTGTGTTATCAGCCGCATTGGCTGTTGAATTAATGCTAATGTTATTACTGCGTGATGCGTCTGTAAAATCGCCTAATAGGCTGTTATATTGACCATCTGCACGGCTAGGGCTATCATATAGCCAGTCACCTCGCACCTTTACACGATACGACTTATTAGCGTCTGTGGCAAAACTACCATCAGTCTCCGCCGCCGTCGTGCTGTTAAAAGACCACTCGTCCACTAAATCGAATGTATTACTAATAATAAACGAGGTGCCACCACCATATGCCATGATGCCACCGTTTACCCCGCGTGGTAAGCGTAGCAGATTGTAACTCAGTAATGCTTGTTTATTTGTAAATGCGGGGCTTCCTGCGGTAACATCTGGGCAATAGTATAAATTTGTTCCTGTTAGGCCATAGGCACCTGCTGCACCCGCGCCTGTCTGATAAAAACTAGTATATTCATCCCCTACTACAGACCGTACGGCATCGAATCCTGTGCCCGGTGCCCAAATGCTTGACCACCCCGGTGCCTCCCGCGTTGCCGTGTAGGCTAGCGGATTGTTCCAGGCTAATGCTATGCCTGTGGTACCAGTAGGTATATCGTCGTCTACAAAATCTGGTTCTGCGACATCCTCAAACGGGATAGGAACCCATGATGGGGGGGGTTGGCTATTATAGTCTGTACCGTCGCTGGGTATGTCAATGGTCACCCCATCCACATAAGCGGGTATCGGCTCTAATGTCCAAACCTCGGCACCAACACCCGTTAGCGGGTCTTGGCTAATATCGACTTGCGTAACCACAAAGTAATCAGATGAGCCAAACTGCAAGCCGCGCCGATTGCTTGCACTGTCAGCAAATAGTTGTATAAAGTCTTGATTTGCCGCATCGGCTACGTTGCCCCTGTTCAGTACATTAACGCGCAGGTTTTGTATGTTGCGGTTTAGATAAGCGTAATAAGCGCCTGTACGCTGGTTAAGCTCCGCCTGACTTGCTACCAATTGACGTGTCAAAGTCTGTTGATCTCGGCCTTGTCCCGGCGCAGCACCCGGCGCGATAGCTAGAACCGGTACTATAGCGGTATTGCTTGCCACAATAGCACTAGAGCGCAGCCAACCTGTCTTATTACTATGTCGCTCATTAATAGCGATTTGCCCAAACCAATCATCAGTTGTTAGCTGTACAGATGGTGTTAAAGCAGCACGGTCTGCACTAGATAGCATAACAGGCCACTTGCGGAACAATAAGCGCCCATTGCGGTTTGCCGTAACATTGCCACCAACCGCCTTAGCTATGTCTTGCATCTGGTCATAGAGCGTGCCACCAACACTCTCAAGGCGCACGACAGGGTATTGGTTATAATGGCTAGGACGCTCTATGTCAAATATATTAATAAATGTGCTATGCCAATACAGTAGGTAATGTGTGAATAACCACCAATTTAGCGCTATATCATACTCTAGCCAGCTAGTGGAGGTATCTACATACTCTAACACCTGTGGGTACGCTGGCAGACGTTTTAAAGCGCCTAACGGCCCGATGCACTCCAATATCACATCTTCAGCCTGATTAGCCTGTATACCCGTTTTAACAGCGTCTATGTAGCCGATAAATTTTACATGTTCTCGGCCAGACTCACCCGTCAAACTCTCATTATTCTCCCCGTAATGCTCATCCTCAAAATAGATTACGATGGCACCGTCGGGTATGTCTGTGATACGCCCTATGTCCCCGCTGGCAACGCCAAACTGCACATTATTGCCATCGGCTACTGTTTGTGTGTGGCTCAATAATTGCGCGGGTATCGCGCTAACTGTGCTGTTGTCTATGCCCACAACTAGCGTACGTGCATTAATAGACCGCCCACTACCTAGATCTTCAACCTGTAACCGTACCCACCGCGCCCCCGCAGGGAATGATACCCCATTAACCGTTGCGCTATTCGATGTGCCGGGCGTCCCATCCTCAAAATCCCAAAAATAGCTAATACTGTTACCAGTCATGGTGAATGAGCTAGAAGCGTCAAAGTCTACTGTAATTTTACCGCTACCATCCACGAATTGTGCATAGTAGCCGCCCGCATTTGGCACCGGTGGCGGTTCGCTAGTATAACCGGGATAAGTAATAGTGTAGTCTTTTTTAATAGTCCCGTCGTCTTCAATACGTGGGATCCGCGTCCACAAGCGATACTCGCTTAAAAACTCTAACACATCACCGTTAGCAAAGTCTATATCCGCTTGACTTGTGGCATTAATTGAGACCGTACTAGCATTAGGCGCAAAACGTGCCCTAATATAGCCCTTAAATATTCCACCACTAGAAGATACCTTGATAGTCTGATCGGCACCGGCGTTAGAACGGTCGCCGGATATAGTGCCACTATGTGCTATAGATACAATCGGATAACTAAATGTTGTTTGGTCTATCGTAGTCTCCCAAACAACATCGGGCTTATGGATATATAGGTAGCCGTTTGCACGTTGGGGATGGGTACGCCATTTGGTAGTATCAAGGCTCATAATGCACTCATACGGATAAGCTCAAATTGCACATTAATAAGTGCGCCTAATGTCCAATCAATAGCACGCCCGACATCCGGCCTTATTAGTACCGCATTATAATTTGTAAATACGCGCACGTTGTTTGGCATCTTAATAGTACACTCAACCGATACCGCGCTATCCAACCCTAGCTCCGTCAGTAAATCGCTATAAACCTGTCTGCCGCTTGCACGCAAAAAGCCAAAATTCCAAACACTATTTAAAAAACCATCTTCATATACTAGACCGTTACCGGCTGTGCGTCGGATACCAGCAAAAACGCCGGGGCTGTTGGGTTGTATCGATACTTTAACCAGGCTACCAGCATTATCATAGCCCGCCGCAAATTGATAGGTGCTCATTATCCCATCTCCCCCAACAACTCTACTAGCCCCTGTTGCGCTAGCACCTTGATTTGTTGCGGTGTATAGCCGCCGATGTCACCATTAATATTTAATGCGCCCACCGTAACGCTGCGGCTATTATTAGCGATGTTTTGCACGCTTTGTTGTGTGAGGATCCCGCCGGTTAGGCGCTCTAAAACGCCTGTGGTTTGCCGGTTAAGCACATACTCATTAGGGTGCCCCTTAAACATCCCCGCATTTAAATAACCGCCGCTAGCGCGGCTTGGTGTAGTGCTAGGCGTGTACACAATCTCAGGCGCGAGCTTAGAGCGTTCTGCCTCTATTAACATGATATTATCGATAATGGCTTGTGCAAAATCGTTATACCCATCTAGGTTGCGCCTTAAAAATGCGGTTGTCTCATCCTCAAAGCCCATCATAGCTTTTAGACGTTCTTGGAACGCCTGATCTTGTAGTTCAAGCTCCTGCCTGAATTGGCGTTCTTGCGCCTGTTGACGTTCGTTAAATTGCGTTTTGAGGCTATTTAACTCCTCGTGATAGGCGATGTCTTGTGCTGTTCTCATCTCATTATATGCTTGTTTTTGCGTGGCGACTTGCGCATTATATGCCTGTGTAGTAGCCGCTTGTTGCTCACTGTAGGCTTGCCGCTGGTCTGCCAGTGCCTCTTTGTATTGATTATCACGCGCTTGTTTTTGCTCTACGTAGCTGGCCTGTAAGTCTTTTAACTGTTCTTGTCGCGCGTTGCGCCGCTCTTTGGTAGTGTTGTCAAAGTCTTCTTTAGCGCGAGACTGGTCTTTTTTGTATGAGCGTAGCTCATTGAGCACGGCTATAGCGTCTAGGCGACCAGCCGCGTCACGTAAGCGATCACGGTGGTCTGCGTCGGCACGTTCTCTAGCGCGATTAAACTCCTCTATGCGCTTTAGTTCCGCAGCGTTATAGTCATCTATAACCTTTTGGCGGCTCTTATTAAACTCGGCTGCGGCTTTAGTGGTAGCATCTTCATAGTTATCACGCAAGCCCGCTAGTTTTTTATTATGTGCTGCCTCATTATCTTGCCGCGCCTGTTGGTACTCCGCTGCTAGTTCTTGCAGGCTAGTATTATGCTCCGCTAAGGCTTCTTCTTGGCTAGTATGGTATTCTTCGGCTAGGTTCTCTAGTTCGCTGTGGTGTTCTTTGGTAGCCTCTAGTTGGCTATCATTAAAAGCCATAATAGCCTTATCGGACGCCTCTAGATAATTGTAGACCGCCCGCGCAACATCATATTTTTGTTCAAAGTCGGCTTCTAAATCCGCCGCAATGCGCCTGGCCTCACGTTCTGTGATGCCAAGTAGGTCTAAAAGCCCTTCGGTCAGACCCATAGTATTAGCATCAATCCGGGCCTTTAATTCTTCATTGCGCTTACCAACTTCTTCAGCCGCCGCGCCGTAATCCTTAGTGCTCTCAGTTAATTCATCAATACGCTGCCGTGCTTCTTCAACATCAATACCTAGTATGTCACCTAGATCAATCTTTACGCCTAGGCCGGTGTCGGCACTAAGGCTGCCTATACCCTCTAGAATGCTATAATATGCACGCATGATAGCACGCACAAACGAGTCGCCTGCCTCCTCAACTTTGATAGCTAGTAGTGCCATAATGCTATTTGTATCTACTAGTATCTTAGCCCAGTCGCGTGCGGCTCTAATAAATAGCGCCCCAATAGCGCCGAGGCTATCGCGTAACGTCTCAAATAAATCATCAAACCCGTATTGTGCTAATCGCTCATCCCCCGTAGCACGCCCAATTGCCTGCACGGCCCCGATACCCGCCACAGTGCCAACACCTATAGCGCCCACGCCAACAGCAGCACGTGTAGCACCTTGCTGTAGACCTAATGTCTGCACATAGGTGCCCAGTATGCGAACCTCAGATGCAAAGCGCGTAATTTGTGCACCGATAGTACCAACCGTCCCAATAGCGGATAATACAGCCCCGGCATTAACACCAAAGGTAATTACCTCGTCTGGTAATTCGGAGGTAAGTTCTAGCACAGAGGCTAATGCATCACGATAAGGTAATAGGGCATTTGCCTGCTTCTCGGCTAATACCGTTTGCGCATCTGCTATGCGTTGGTTGGTTGATAGCCAGCGCTCGCTAGTAGCTGTAGCGGCCTCGGCACTTTGTGCATACTGCTCAGCCGCTTGGGCGCTAGCATTAAAAATACTAGTGCCAATAGTCGCTACCTTCTCCATAACATCTAGCGTAGCTTGTGCGGCCTGTGCTTGGCGATCCGCTGCTTCACGAATATCAACAATAGACTGCTCTAAGTCGCTATTTGCCCGGATGGCCTTATTTAGCATCGCACGGTCAACGGCAAATTTGAGCACGGCCCGTGTCTCTATATTAGTTGCCATCGCTCATACTCTCTATTAATCCGCTCTCGCCGAGCGCTTTATTGGCTTCGTCTTGTGCCCTAAATGTATGCTCCCAATCATTTATTAGTAGTATATTATGCATTAATAATTCGTCTTGCTCTAATAGGCCGCCACTATTAGGTAGATACTGCCAATCTAACGACTTCATTAGCGCATACATAGACTTGGCGCGTAAAAAATCCGCCTCGGTGCCGTGCGGTAAGGGCATTTGGTCTAAGTCGTATTTTGCATCCTCGGCGCTGTCTCTTTGTGCGCGGTTGGCAAGCCAGCGTAAGAGCGCCATATACCGAGATTGTTGGCGCACCTCATAGGCGTCTATGTATTGTTGCTGGTAGGCATTGCGACTTGCCGCAGGAATTTTTTTATAGCATCCGGTGCTAAGTTACGGTGGGGGTTAGCCTCCATAATCGCCCGATACCATGTCATAGTTAACGCTTCGTCTAAATCCCAGAACTCTTGTTCAGTAAGCGCTAGCCCATCGGCCTTGCTAACTTCTACCGTGCGCCAGGCCCCTAGTGTTGTGTCGTCACCGTCGGGGCTAGGCTGTATGGGTGCAATCTCAAGCATCTGCGTGCCATATTTGATAGCAGGATAACGCCCGACGTTGTTGAGTTTAAGCGCTAGCGCTAAATTGCCTTTTATGTTTGCGAACTCGGCACGGTTGCTAATCTCGGTGCTAAGCGCATCTAGCGCTATGCCCTGCGCATTGGTCAAGCTACCCACACGAATCCGATATGCATGGGTAGCGCTACGGTACTCTAGATGCCACGTCATATAATTAGCCTATGCTATCACTAGTCTCATATAGCGCGATTACTGGCGTACTAGTACCAGCGTTGCTATCGAGCGTTATCGTTTTGCCGCTTGTATCCACCGCGCTAACAGTTAATGCAGTGCCATCCTGGAATACAACTGTTTTGGCGGTACTAACTGGTGTCCAGTTTGTGGCCAATACGCTACCTGTGGCGGTAAATTGGTACCCCTCTAACATGGTTGGATATTCACTAATAAGGCGTTGGAATACATGTTCCGTTGCCCCATCATCAGTCTCAGTAAGCGCCTGGCCCCATAACGCTTTTGTGGTTTTTGTAGGAATAACATTATACTCGTTGGGATCAGCGGCCCCCTGGTCTGCGCTACCGCCTTTAGGCACCACACGGGTTTTTGTATAGATATAGTGTACCCAATGGCGCGCTCCAAATGTACTGCTAGAGGGATCGGTGTTAAGGGCTTGACGATAAACAATAAGACCCTGATCGCGTTCATTGCCTAGTTTGTTGGTAAATTCGCTTAATATTTGTGCCTCGCCCAATGTCCGCACTTTTGTATTACTAAATTCGGCATCAAGCTCTAAGTTTGTCTTACTACTTGTAATAGTAGCGGTGGGCATACCTGTAGCTGGCAAATGGTCTTGCGCATAGGGTCTATCATCGCCAACGTGTACAATAGGCTGTGGGTCTGGTATGGTAGGCGTGTAGCTGTTTACACCTGTAATACGGTTGCCGCTATAGCCCGTGGTACCGGTTGTGTCATCTATCGGCAAGTTATTAGTGTCTAGACGGTACGCTTGAACGCGGCGTAAACCGCTAGCACTAGCAATCTTCTGTGCTGTTGCCATTACTCCACTCCTTAATCAGATTTACTAATTCTAAAGCCTTCGCCTCTATGTGTGCGGGTGCGTCGTATGTCTCTGCGTTGCCTAGTGTGGCCTCGTATCCCGCGCCGGATAACTCTATAGCCCATGTTGGATACTCTAAAGATTCAATCTTCACAATATATAAACGCATTACGTGCGCTCCAATTCGTACAACGTGGCAACTTCGATATTAAAGGTGATGCCGCCAAATGGCTTATCATCGAATATAATCTCGGCAAACCCTGAGTCACTGCGCACAAATGCGTCAAAAACGCCCGGCAGAGGGGTAGTATTGTCGGGATAGCTTAGGGTGGGGTTTGTGCTGATAGCACGCCAGACTGCGTTAAAATATGGGTCACAAGCACGCTCTATCTGTAACTCGGTGCCTTGCGCCATGCTTTTATATAGCAAATGCACGCGATAAACACGCCGGGATTGCATCACGTCTTCGCTCACTAGCTCATTGTTGGCGCTATCTGTAAAAATGAGTAGCGCGGGGGTAACTAGCTGTCTAGCGCTACCAGTTTTAACCATACGTGGTGCTACAAAGCCAGACTCCGTGCTAGTAATATTCTCCAGGATTGTGCCAAGCCGGTCTTTGATCTCGGTAATGGTTGAAGACATCAGTAACCCGCCCGTCTGTCTACGGTGGTAATACGCATCTTTTTGTACCGCGTAAGTTTGCGTGCTATGTGGTCGGGTATATCATTGGGCGGCCCTTGTAGGCCGTTCTCTGCCGCGCCAACATTGGCGAAGGGGGCATCTTTATTGTGGTAATACCATGCCGCCAAATGGATAGCCGCATTACGTATGGTGTGGGGCGGGGTAGTCCCCGCCGTATAGCCCCACGTCCCCGTTATACTGATCGCATCCTCCGCCGCCCCGCTATACGTCCAACTAATACTGCTATTAGACTTTAGGGCTAGGGCATGGAATGGCACTGTGTTAGGGGGTAACGTCACATAATCACTACCCGCAACCGTAACACCATTACCATTTATGACTGCCTCAATAGCCGCTAAGTCTTCGTCAAGATACAGAATCTGCCCCTTGACATCGTAAATGGCGTGGCGTGTTCGAGTATCATAAACGCCCGTGAATTGTCGCCCGCATTCATGGTCTATATCCCTAGACGCATTTGTTACATACCCGGCTAATAGCGCATCGTCGGTGGTGTCGTCTAGCGGTATGCCTAGCTGCAGTTTTACGTCGGCGGTAGTACAGTAATCGGTCATAGATATTACGCTTGTTGCGCTTCACCTTTGGCTTGTTGTAACTTCGGCGTTGCCGTGCTGCCTTTTGGCGCTGGTGCTCTTTTTGCAATATCATCTTCTATCCGCTTTAGTAACGGCATCCAGTAGTCCGCTAAAACGCGATCTTTATCAAATCGCTTAGCGCCATTAATAGCAAGCTCAAATATTGCATTATCATTGCGGTTACTGACAGCATACTCTAATGCAGTCACGATCTTGCTAGGGTTGACGTTCATACGCCACGATAGCAGATTGGGATGCCACCACATTAAGTCGTAAAACTCTAGCTGGTCTTTAGCGCCTAGCTTCCACCCCGCCCACGCATTCTCCGCCATTGCGGTAAAGTCGGTGGTAATGACCGGTGTCCCGCACGCTTGCGCCTCTACTAGCGTAAGTTCAAAACCGCCTCCCATAGCGGGGTTTAGGTGCACATCGGCAGCATTGTATAATAGCGCTAAATATTCAGCCGATAGCCCACGCTCATAGTCGAATGGGCTTGTATATTGCACCTGTTGTGGATTAAAGCCTAACATGCGGATTAACGCGCTAATATCAAGGCCGCCGCGATCGGGTGGCATATACGTATGCATATACAGTAATGCATCACCTAGCTTCTCTTTATGGCGTTCTGTAAATAGCCGCCACGCTATTAACGCCTTCTCTATCCCCTTACGGCTTACCGCATAGTTGGGGTGCGTTTGCTGGTTAGCCGCCACAAACGATACTATAAAAGCATCCGGTGGCAATCCTAGCGCCGCCCGTGCTTGCGCTTTTGACGCGGCTTTAGTATCCGCCAACGGCT